GGTAGCACTGGTCCGGCCAGGGATGCCGCCAAGGGCAATGGGCTTGCCGGTGATAATGTCCCTGGGGTGTCCACCCTTGATCTGCTGGTACTCGGAGTACATCCAGCCCATCGTCCGCTCGTTCGTGTACATATCCGGGGCAGGGATGTCCACGTCCGGGCCAATGAAGTCAGCGAATTTGTTGATGTACAACTTGGAGAGTCGCTCGTTCTCCCGGTGACTCAGCGATGTGGCGTCCACACAGACGCCACCTTTGGCCCCGCCGAACGGAACCTTGATGACAGCGTTCTTGAATGTCATGAGGAACGCCAATGTCTCGATCTCATCACGGCAGACGTTGGGGTGGTAGCGGATGCCACCCTTGGCCGGGCCGAGCGTGCTGTCGTATTGGCAGCGGAACGCCTTGAAACACTTCAGCGTTCCGTCGTCCATTCGGCAGGGAATGGTGGCCTGAAGAGTTTTGCTGGGGTACTGAAGGCGTTCCCAGGTTTCGTTGTCGATTTGTGCGTACTTGTAGGCCGCATCGAGCATGGCCTTGGCATCGTCAAGCATTGACATGCGGATACTCCTATGGGGTGCGGGCGTTTACGACAGAAATGAGTTAAGCCTTATGGCCTCCACTCACGCTGAATCTGCTTGAGTTCATCCAGGTCGTGCTGGGAATGCTCGATCTGTTCTTCCAGGAAGAGGAAGATGTCTTTGTGCTTGCCGGTGTCCTTGTACAGTTGCTCACCCTGGTCGTGACGCTCGTGGTAGTTCTTGACGACTTCTTCTTCCATGTCGATTGCGTAATCCACAATGTCGGTGAAAGAGGTCAGGTTGTCAGGGAAGTCGTTGGCCTCCAAGCCACAGATCGGCGTACCGCCCCAGCCCCGGATTTTGTGGGCAAACTCAAAGACGTGGGCCATCTCGCTGGCTGCATCAGCCTTGAGCTTGTCCACGAAAAATGCACGCTCACGTCCCTTGAGGACGTTGGCGGCGTGCATATAGAAGAGCATGTGCTTGTATTCGTTTTTCAGGTCGCCGTTGAGGTTGGCGAGCATTTCTTCGAGGGTCATAAGTTCCTCCATTATTCTGTAAATCGGCAATGCCGTCCGCTAACTTGAGCGGATGGTTATGCCATACTTACAGGAGAGTGAGCAAGCCGAAAATTACGGAGGCGTAATCAGATCGCCGCTCTGGAGGGTGTACGGCACTTCGGCGTAGGTGTCTGGGTTCTTGTTGCTGGACGTATAGGCATAAGTGGTCTTCCTCGCCAGATCGCCAGCCTTGGCCCCAGCAGGATACTCGATTTTGCTGGTCACACGGTCGCTGCCATCAACAACCTGTTTGACGAACGTAAAATATCCACTTGTCCCTTCCAGAAATTCGTAGTCGGCCTTGGCAGTGGTGCTTAGGCCAGCGTTAGTGATGACAAAATTCTCGTTCGGCTGGCTCAGTTTTACGAGCACCGCACCGGCCAGTGTGCCAATTGCGTACCGGTTGAAATATGATGGCATTTCGACTACCGGAGCATTCAGGTTGAACAACAAGACTTCTTCTGCACTCGTCGTGGGACTGGCAGGGTTAGCCAGGTTTGGAATGTATGCTCGGAAGTTGTGGTTCATGTTGCTATTGGCACGGATGACGATCCTCGTGCCGGACGAGCTAAGCGAGGCCGTGAACATGGCGGCAAAGTTAGCGTTGGCGTTGAGGTCAGTCACGACATCAGCGGCCGTCCTAGCGGCACCGGAAGTCAGCGTAACGCTTATCTGGTTCCAGATGTTGCCAGCGTCCATCGAATACTTGATGGCGAAGTCAACCTTCGTGCTCAGGTTGTAAGGCCCGTCCTTCCAATTCTGCATCAAAGTCGGGGAATTCTTGTTCGGTCTGACCCGATAATCCTTTGTGTATTGCCGGTCGGAAATTGCGTATATCCCGATGAATTCGGCGTTCGATACATTTTGGAAGTATGACATGATCGGCGTTCCTCATTTAGCTCACGAGTTGATTTACTCCAGTATAAGTATGTCTCTGACGCATTTTTTTAGCCTGGTTAATAAATACGTTGGGTCAGCGATTGGAGGTTAACTATGGCCGACATCAAAAAGACCGTTAAGAAGAGCAAAACTGACGACTTCCGGCGTGTGGAAATGCACGTTGAGGAAAGTGTCCAGGGTGCTGCCACCGAACGTGTCACAACCCATAAGGAAGAAGTCATTCCTATGGCTGTGAAAAAGGTGGTACGAGAAACCATCGTCCCTGTCGTTACCAGCCGAAAGGTCGAGTCTTACGAAGATGGTAAGATCATTGCGACCGAGCATGAAGTTGTACCAGACGAGGCATTGGCACTGAGCGAATACGAGTCAAAGGTTACACAGCAAGACATCGCCAAGGTGGTTGACGAAGTTATGCAAAGGAACTTGGCTGCCCTCAAGCAGCAGGTGGTCGTGGCCCCAAGCCCCTCGCACGGCGAGGAGGAGGTTGACGATACACCAGTTCCCAGAACGGCTCGTCAGCAGATCGTCGCACGCAACGAACAACCTAAGTTTGTTGGGTTCGAGATCGACATGAGCATGGTCTTGTATGCCGTAGTTGCCATCGAGGCAGCGGCTATTGTGTACCTTACAATCCTCAAGGGTTGGCTCTTGAACTAAGCTAATGTCATGAATGAAGAGACTCTGCATAACTTCCCGTCATTCTGCGAGGAGGTCCAAACCGTGACCGCACAGCCAGATCAACCGGCCAGAATGCCGACAGGCCCGGTCAAGGTCAAGAACCTCTACGACATGATTGACGGGAGGTTGCCAGAGCGGCAACGCCTAACCGCCCGCCCCCATGCTGCTCCACAGCAGGCGGGCGGTGGGTTTGCTAATGCCATCAAGGAAGCGTTTCACTTCCTTATATCCCATCCTTGAGTTCTTCCAGCAGTTCCTTCAGGATTTCCCGCTTCAGTCTTTCTTTCAACGCCTTCAAAGACTCTTCGGTATCAAGTGTCGTCCTGGCCGTGAAGTTCCTTTTGTGCTTGTACTGTGTTTTTTTCTGGGCCTCGTAGTATTCAATCACATCTGGAGTCGGCACACCGGCCATGATCCGTCTCTCACTAAGCGACTTCTCCAACTCACACAGTTCGTCATAAGTGAAGTTCTTGTGCAACCCGCATCCTGTTAGTTGCCCGTCGCTGCTTGCCTTTTTCCAGTCATTGCGAATGTCAGGCATCGGCACGTCCTGCCACCCGTCCACGTCGTCCCAACCATACAAAGTAGATGGCTCACATGAGTCACTCGGGAAGAAACAATTCTCACCAGGAATAGACTTTGGTGGAGTCCAATTCATTTTTTTACCTTTCTAATAATTTTTTCCATTTTCCACATATATAGATTCGATTGTGTATTTTCTCACTTAGTTCAGTGGAATTGGAGTGAATATGGCTTCGCCGTTTTGGGCTGATTTATACAAGTATTTCCATTACGTTTTCCGGCCGTCGCCTGTTGAGCAGGCGATGAGCGACCGTGAGGCGGAAGGTGCTGGCGTCACTCAGCCTGACGCTTACCCGGATATTCGTGGTTTTAACGACGGATTCTGGAGTGGTGGGCGTGGGTTATTGCGAGTGTCCAACGACTTCGTGGACTTATCGTCGGTGAGCAACCGGCAGTCACGCTACAAGGAATACGAGCGGCTTCGTTCCGTCGCAGAAATCGAGACGGCCCTGACGATTTTTGCAGACGAGATGTGTTTGGCCGGCGATACCAAGGTAGCGACTCCATTCGGGTTTATTCCGATTCGTGAACTTGCCGAACGCTACAAGTTGGGTGAGCGGTTTCTGGTATACAGCTTTGACTTCTCCAAGAGGGATTACACGTTAGCCTGGGCCTACAGTCCGAGGATGACTAAGACGGCGAGCACTGTGACGGTGGCCTTGGACGATGGTTCCAGGTTTACGGCCACGCCTGACCATCGTGTTCTTCTTCGTAGCGGCGAGTGGCGGATGGCTGGCGATCTCAAACCGGATGACGAGTTAATGCCTTTCTACCGACTACCGGCGAACCAGAATCTAACCGGACTCAAGCACAACCAGTTTGCCCGCATCTACACTTTCAAAGACGGCTGGAAGCATGAGCGTCAGTTCATTGACGAATGGAAGATTAACAAGCGTATCCCCAAGTATGAGAGGCTGAACAAGGCGATAAGGCTTATCCGTGAGGGCCTGAGTGCGAATCAGATTTGTCAACTCATGGACCTGACTTGGAAACCGGTGAAGAACATCCTCACAAAAGAGGGCTTTACTTACGATGAAGTGAAGATACTCTGCAAGCGGCCAGACCGCCGCATTGTGGTCGGCATCTTCCCTGGTGACACAATCCCGGTTTACGACTTATCGGTAGAGAGACACGAGAACTTCTGTGGTGAGAGTGTCGTGTTCCACAACTGTCAGAGTGGTGAGAACGACCATATGTTCATGGTCAAATGCCATGATGATGAAGTGAAGGACGAGGCCGAGTTCCTTCTCCATGAAGTTCTCGAAGTCGAGGAGTGGATGTGGAATGAGTGTAAAAGCCTTTGCCTGTACGGGGACCGCTTCTGGGAGATTGTTATCTCCGAAGACAATCCAAAAGCTGGCATTGTTAAGGTGCAGAGTCTCCCACCCGACAGCGTGTACCGTATCGAGACTACTAAGGGCAAGTTGCTGGAATTCCAGCAATCCAAGGAAGGCCCGGACTACCAGAGCTTGGCCAGGGTAGAAGTCACCAAGGCGACTGATGCCGACTTGGCCCAGGCCACGGCCTTACGTTTCGCCCCAGAACAGATCATCCACCTAAAGATTGGTGATGACCGGAAGACATTCTACCCGTATGGAGTGTCACTGGTAGAAGCAGCCCGTGGACCAGCCCATCAATTAAGGCTCATGGAAGATGCGATGGTCGTTTATCGGCTAACCCGTGCTCCAGAGCGTCGAGTCTTTTACATTGACGTTGGACAGTTGCCACCTTTCAAGGCCGAGGCATTCATCGAGAGGATGAAAGACCAGTTCCGCAAGAAGAAAGTTCACACCAACAAGGGTGGTGGAGTTGGTGCAAGTTCCGTCGAAGAACGATGGCACGCCCCGAGCCAGGACGAGGACTACTGGTTGCCAATACGTCCAAACTCTGGTACGAAGATTGAGACACTGCCGGGTGCTCAGAACTTGGGAGAAATTGACGATGCCCTGTACTTTAGGAACAAGCTGTTTATTGCTCTGAACTTCCCGAAAAACTATGCAGCCCAAGAAGCCGACACCCAGCAGACCAGAATCACACTGAGTTCACAGGACGTGAAGTTCGCCAGACTTATCGAGCGTCTCCAGAAGAGCTTGGCGAAGGGTCTACGAGAGATCGTTGTCCGCCACTTAAGGCTTAGGGGTTTCCCTGAAGACAAGTGGGGCGACCTTCAGATTAAGATGACGCCACCTTCTGATTGGCGGGAGATCAGTCGCAACGAGGTCGTTGAGGCCAGGTACAACCGTGCCGCTGCTATGAAGGGTGCTCAATTGATGAGCGACTACGACATCCTGGTGGACATCTTGCACTTCGATCCAGATCGGGCCAAGGACTATGTGGCTAGGATGAAGCAGCAGAAACTCGAAGACCTCAAGCTCCAAGTCATGGGCCAAAACCCACAGTTGTTGGGCCTCGGTCAGCCGCCGAGTGACGAGAAGGAAATTGGTGCGGACGCCAGCGGCCCGTCCGCCAACCCGGCACCACAGCCTGACGCTAGTGGCGGCGGTCAGCCGCCCGGTGGTGCTCCACCCGCTGGTGGCGAGGCCCCACCGCCAGAGGGTGGCGAGGGACAACCACCTGGAGGCCCATCCGGTGATGCTGGGCAGCCGCCAGCAGGCCCCGAGGGCACGCCTCTTCCAGAGCCTACGGATGATGATATTCAGAAATACAACCTGGGTATCAGGGACTACTCAAAGGAAATAGACGAGGAAGAGGTTGATCCACAGGAATTGGGAGAAGATTAACAGCACCTTACTCCTGAAGGCGGAACGCCCAGGTGTCCATTGAGTATCGGCAACCTGGGCGTCTTCGTTTTTTCGTTATTTACGAGCGTCGATTACATCACCTTCCAGGTCGTCCATGTAGCCTGCGGGGTTCCTGGCCTTGAGATCGGCGTGCATTTGACGGAAGTCTTTATCGCCGTGGCCAGCCTTGAGCATGTTGCCCATCATCTGTTTCAGTTCGACAGCAACGCCACGAATATCTCTGGCCTTTTCTTGGATAATGCCAAACACCTGGCCCAAGCTGGCCGATAAGAAGTTGCTCACTTCTGGCCCAAGGCTGGGCATTAGTTGTGTGAATACCTCGTTGACTTTCTTCAAGCCTTGCACAATGCCGTCCGAGTCACGCCAGAGCCGGCCTATCGCTGATGCAAGCTGTTGTTGTTCAGTCGGACTGTGACCAATGGGCGGTGCTTTCCCGATGGCGTCGTCAAGGCTTTTGAAGTGGTTTGGGTCGTTTGGCTGGTCCTCAGCACGCCAAACGATGGGGTCTTCCTTTGGTATTCCCTGCGGTAGCGGCGAGAATCCTTGGGGTGCGGCGGCGGCAGGTTGCGGTGAGGGAGGCGTGCCAGCAGCCGGGGGTGCGGCTGGTTTGACAGCAGGCTTCGGTGCTGGGGCCGTCTTCAAGAATGCTTCGTTGAGCTTCGCTAGGCGTTTTGCCTCAAACGCCGCCAAGGCCGGGCAGTCTTCGTGTAGCTTGTCTTCAAACGACTTCATGTTGTATCCTCCAGATATTTATTTCTTAACAGCAATACCAAGACCCCAACTTCCATTGCTCTCGTGCCGTCGCTTGTCGAAAAGTTCTTCGTCAATGGCGTCGAACACGAGGCCGCATGGATGACAACTGATGTCGTGCATCACAACAGACCCATGCCTAGAGAGCCATTTCGTATATCTCCATTCCTTAAGCACTTTGTTAACCGAGTGCCAACCGTCGATCAGGTAGAGGTCGATTTCTGGCATCCCAACTTCTTTCAGCTTTGCTTCGATGAACTCCATATTCTCGGAATCACAGGCGAAGAAGTAGCAGTTAGGATGTTCACGGACCCAGCCACCGTGGTCGTTGATGTCGAAACCGACGTAGATGGCGTCGGCCGGCTTATTCTCCAATATGACCTGTGTGGAGCCTTTGGACTCTTCTTCTATACGCACGATGGAAACGCCGATTTCCATGATGTAGCGAAGGTCGCTGCCGAGACGTATGATTTCTTCCCGGAGTGCCTGTCTGTCGATGGCCTGGAAGCCGAACGGGTTAGGGATGATTTTATCGACAACCATCGGGCCGTCTGCGTCCATGCTGTAGTTCTCAAGTACAGGAATGTACTTAAGGCCCCACAAGTCGCTCGGCTGTTGGTAAACTTGGTACATTACGGGCCTCCTTGCGAGTTGTTGTCGTCCATGCCCTTACCACTATCGGCATAGGCCGGCTTCACCATATCCATCCTGTCAATCTTATCTTCTGGCGTGGCCGGGCCGTCGTCGTTGTCGTGGCCGTGACGCAGTTTGGCCTTTAGCATTTTCTTAGCTTTACGGCCAAGGCTATTGATGTCGATCCGCTTGAGAAGGTCTTGCATCTCGCCGGTGTCATCCTGTCCTGCGATCTGTTGAAGTATGGGATAGAGGCTGCCACGAATGTCTTGATCGGCCAGGGCGAGGAGCATAAAGTGGTTGATCTTCTCAATGTCATCACCTTCATCGTCCATGCCGAATTCTTCTTCTGCCTGGCTTTCACGGTATCGGACGTAATCTCGGAATGTTAGTTTTCTCATCTTTATCCACCTATCACCAGGGCCAATAAGTTCTTCATCCAGTCAGCATGGAGCATGGCTTGCTGGAGGGCGTCCGCCTCCTTGCCACGAATTTTGACAACCAAATCTTCTGCTTGCTTGGTCAATCGGCTGATTTCTTTGATTAGTGCCTGTCTGTTATGGTCCGACTTTGGTGTTTCTGTCGGTTCAGCCTTCTCCGGTTCCGATTTGGTGGCGGTTGTATTCAGAAACGCCTCGTTGATATGTGCGAGTCGTCGCCTTTCAAAAGCGGCTAAAGCCGGGCACTCCTTAGCCAAGTTGTCCTCATAGGAACTCATATCCATCTCGTTCTCCGGGTGAACTTTATCGCCAGGTATTTACCCGGCCGGAACTAATTTTAGGGATAAGTGAAGTTTTTCATTCCAAGAGCATACATACCACACATGGTTTAGTAAGCCACAGCTACGGAGTAGGAGTTAATATGCGACGAAAACTCGTGAACTTTGAAGTCTTTGACAGGATTGAGCAAGACTCCCTTTCGCAAGCTGAATATGAGTTGCACGAAGCACAAGACGTGTTGGCCGACGTATTGGATTCCGGCCCATTGACGTTCCGCTTCTTTGATAATGGCAAGGTTGTCTACGACACCGACCACGGCACTTATATTCATGCCAATTACAACCTCACTAACGAGTCCATCAGCTTCGATGACATCACCGAGCTTGTGGTGGATACGGAGAGCCAGCGGAAGCGGTTGCGTGAGTGCGTTGCCAAGATGGTTGACGCCATCGTGGACGGCAACGAGATTGAGGCGAACTTGCAATTCGAGAATTATATGAACCTCTTCAAGAACGCACGGAAGTCCGGCGTCACACAGATGACGGAATCGGATGACGTTGTGCGTTGGGACTCCCGCCAGGGCAAGGTCGTGAAGTGGGGTCACGGGGGCAATAAGGCCAAGGGCGGATTCGCCGCAGGCAAGTCCTCCAAGCAGAAGTTGTCCCGCCGCAAGCGGAATATGCCGTCCAAGAAGTCTGCCGAAATGCGGACTCGCAAGCGGAACGAAATCGGCGGCATTCACCGCAAGGTGAAGCTCATCAAGACCGGCACGACCGGCAAGATGATGAAGGAATGGTTCAATCTGTGCGAGAACGTCAGCCAGTACGTTGACTTCGTGCAGCATGGCCACAACACCAGCAACGTCGAAGTGAAGACCAATGACGTGGGCGACGTGCTGTCGATCAAGATTCCGACTACCAAGGTCAGGAACGAAGGTAAGATTCTCCAACTCCAGTACAAGACGTTGAAGACCGACGTAAAGGTTTTGCGTGAGGCAGCCCGGACGTTGGCGTTCAACGAAGAATTCATCAAGTCCGTAGCGAAGATCAAGCGGCTGAACAATATGTCGCACAACGCTGAGCTTGAGGAAAGCATCAGTGATCTCGTCTCAAAGCACCCGAACGTGTTGTATCTCACGCAGAGTGAGTTGGCCTCGACCATCAAGAAGGCCCTAGACAACGCTGGACAGGTTAATTTTGACGATCAGACCTGCCAGTTCATGGCGGAAGGTATTTTGCGTGTCGCACACGACGCCTACGCTGATCGGGTGAACCGCATCGCACAGTTGGCTAACGCCAAGTTGACGACTGAGGGCGACGTGGACGCTTACGAGCAGTTCCAGGCAGTGGTCAAGGGCTTCTACCCGCAGTTGGATGAGGCAATGGCCACCGAGATGCAGGTCTACACGGACCTTTACAACGCACTTGTTGAGGTCCGCCGCATGGCACTCGCAGCCAACAACGAGGACGTTCGTGAAGCCAGCACGGAATACTTGACTGAGCTTAAGGCGGTTTTGGAAGGCCAAAAGGCTCCAACGCTTGAGCTTGCAGCAGATGTTGCTGAGTATCTCCAGACCATCGTTGAGGCCAACTTGGATGGTGCCTCCGAGGACTGGAATGTGTCGAATTCGGCACACACTACGGTCGTTGGCGACCACCCAATCTTGAACAAGAAGGCCAAGCAGCCTGGCCACCCAGGCTCCTACACGGGCGATTGGGGCGACTCCGCTCCTGTGTCGGACGGTAAGAGCTACAAGGGCGGCGAGGCCGACCAGATGAGGAACCACGGTTGGGGCAACAAGGGCGGCAAGGACACTTGGCCGTCGTTGAACAACCCGTATATCCTCAAGCCGTTCGGTGATTACACCATGAAGGGCGAGCCGGGTGTGGACAAGAACCATGACGGCGGTTTCGCTCAGATGCACGGCGATACTTGGCCAGAACTCCAGAATCCATATGTTCCAAAGTCCATCTCCGTTTGGAAGATGAAGAGCGATAATCTCATCGTTGACAAGGGAAGTGGCAGCCTGCCAAGTGGCCCAGGCATTGGTGCCGACTACAACCAGAAGATCAGTGGTTAATGCAAGTTACCAGGAAGGTGGAGTGATGGCACTCCACCTTCCATTTCCAACTTAACGGGAGAAATCAATGGACAGTATGGTTCTATACACCGAATGCGTTGGTTGGGCCGAACTTGCACTTAACGAGTCAAGTAGCACTGGTAAGTGTATTTTTCGTGGTCGGTTCCAAGAAGCAAACGCAGTTAACAAAAATAAGAGGATGTACCCCTATGACGTTCTCGCTCAGAACGTAGTGCGTCTCGAAGAGGCCATGAGGGGTAGAAGCCTGTACGGTGAGTTGGATCACCCAGCAGACAGCATCATCCATCTTAAGGAAGCATCCCACATCGTTACTAAGTTGTGGTGGGAAGGCAATACCCTTATGGGCGAAGGTGAAGTTCTTCCAACGCCAGCCGGCATCATCTTGAAGAAGATCATGGAGGCCGGTGGCCGAGTTGGTATTAGCAGCCGTGGTGTAGGAAACGGCCAGATTAACAACGAAGGCGTTCTTGTTATTGGTGAGAGCTATAAGCTCATCACGTTCGACGCTGTTGCGGACCCGAGCACTTTCTCTGCATTCCAGAAGCAAGTGGTCAAAGGTAAGAACGAGAACTTCTATGTACCAGAACCACAGAAAATTGACTCTTGTGTGGTGAAAAATGAAGCCAGGAGTGTAAATACCCTCAACGACAAGACGTTGATTTCCTTCATCGGAACTTTGGTACAGAAGCACACCGACGAATTGAAGAACAGGATTGGAAGATAATCATGCCGGATAAGGCATAGTAATTCAAAAGACTTTGAGAGGATCAAAAATGAAGACCAGTCAAGAGAAGGTTCTTAATGCGTTGTCCGGGCTGATTCCAGAAGACGCTCAGGCCAAGGTTGCCGATGCCGTGAAGGCTATGTTGGACGAGGCCGTTGCCGAATTGGACGCCGAGTATGACGCCAAGTTGGCGGACGCCTACGGACAGGCCGAGGCCAAGATTGCCGAGGCAGAGAAGGTGGCCGAACAAGGCTACGCCGAGGCGTATGAGATTATTCTCGACCAGCGGGATCGCATCGAGACGCTCAAGGAGGAGTACGAGCAGCAGCTTGAGGAAGGTTATCAAGAAGCCTTCGAGATGTTGCAGCAGGAACGCTCCAAGAACGACACTCTCGAAGTCGATCTGTACGAGGAGTACGACAACCGCTTGGGCGAGATCAAGGAATACATCGTTGACAAGGTAGATCAGTTCCTCGCACTCAAGGGCGAGGAGTTCTTTGAATCCGCCAAGCGTGACGTGCTCAACGACCCAGCAATGGCAGAGCACAAGGTTGCGTTGGACAAGATTCTCGAAGTCGCATCCCACTACCTCGATGCTGAAGACTACAACTTCGCCACTTCTACTAAGTTGGACGAGTTGGCACGTCAGCTTGAGGAAACCAAGGGCCAGATGAGGATTCTTGAAGCTCGGAATATGAGGCTCCATACCGAGAACACCAAGCTAAATGAAGTTGCACGTCAGGCCCAAGAGGTTCTGACTGAGGGAGCCAGAATTGAAAGAACTGCTCGGAAACATGCGGCCAAGAACGCACAGAGCAAGGGACAGCGTGTTGTGGACGACGTTAAGGTGATTGCCGAACACGTCAATGCCGCTGGCGAACCCGTTGCTGACGAAGATGCTGCAACCAGTGCCCGGAACAAACTCTTCAACGAGTGGAAGTACCTGGCCGAGTACGGCAGCAAGAATCAATAAGTGAAGATCATTGGTATAAAGGATTAAATAAACCATGAACATGAGTATGAACTCTCGCCTGCTCAACGAAGCTGCCGTGTTGGAGCGTCGTTGGAGTGAGGTTGGCCTTCTCGAAGGCATCAATGATCGCTTCGTCAGGGGAACGACCGCCGTCCTTCTGGAAAACCAGAGGCTCATCAATGAGGTTTCGACCGACACGAGCGACATCGCACAATTCAAGCGTATCTCTATTCCGTTGGTACGCCGTATTTACCCGCAGTTGATCGCAAACAAGATTGTTAGCGTTCAGCCGCTCTTGGGTCCAACTGGCCTTGTGTACTACCTCCGCTTCCGCTACTCCTCCAACAAGGGTGCGATGCGTGGTGCGACCAACCAGGGTGGCTTCCCATCGGACGACTCTTCGTCCCTCCAGCAGTTGGCATCTGGTGATGGCAACTTGGACATCTTCTACACGTCGCAGTTCGTCCAGAACGAGACGCAGAACAACGCCGGTGGCGGCACGAGCCTCACCTACACGTTGGAGAAGACTCCGGTCTTCAGCGGCACGTTCTTGGGAACCGTGTATGACGGTGCAGTTGCAATCCAGACGTTCTCCACGAACGCCGCCGGCTCTATCGTGTTCGTTGACATCGGCACGCCTTCCCCGAAGGTAACTGCCGCTACCCTCAACGCCACGAGTGGTGTTGTAACCTTCACTTGGTCCGCAGACCCAGGTGCTAACTCCATCGTTGCCTCTTACGAGTACAACATGGAATGCAACCAAGACCTGCCAGAAGTGAACTTGGTCATTGAGTCGGAAGACATCACGGCCAAGACTCGCAAGTTGAAGGCAGTCTGGAGCTACGAGGCCCAGCAGGACTTGCGTTCCCAGCACAACTTGGACGCAGAGGCCGAGTTGACCGCAGTTCTGGCCCAGGAAATTAACCTGGAAATTGACCGTGAAGTTCTCACCGACCTCCGTAACAACGCAGGTACGGTTGCGGCATGGGATTTCAACACAGCCCTGGGTGACACGATCAAGGAAAAGTACGAGTCTCTGTACGTCAAGGTTGTTGAAGTTAGCAACGTCGTCCACCGGAAGACGCTGCGTGGTGGCTGCAACTGGCTTGTGACCAGCCCTGAAGTCGCCTCCATCTTCGAGACGGCAACCGCAGGTTTCGCACCGACTCCATCTGAGACGTTCACTTCGTCTCTTGGTATCCAGTACGTTGGTACTGTTAACAACCGGTGGCGGTTGTACAAAGACCCATTGTTCCCATCTGGACAGATTCTCATGGGATACCGTGGTGATAGTTATATGGACTCGGGTTACTTCTACTGTCCATATGTACCGTTGACCCAGACTCCAGTTGTTCTTGATCCTGAGAGCTTCTGCCCACGCAAGGGTATCTTGACCCGTTATGGAAAGAAGTTGTTGCGTGAAGGTGCCAAGTTCTACGCTCGTATGAGCATTGCGAACTTCGTCATCTAACGTGAACTCAACGTGAACTTGTAGTAAAACTTAACCCTCGATCTTCGGATCGAGGGTTTTTTGTTGAGTTGGCGGACTTTGCGGATTATTCCGAGTCAAGTTCTGAGGCCGATTTGCCGATATACTTCGGAGAAGTCAGTTCTTTGAGGCATATTCCGGCAATGTTGCTTGAGGTTGATGACGAAATTGCGAAACGGTTTGGACTCGACTGGATCAGCCCCAATGAGTTCTTTCGTGCTATCGAGAAGTGCAACGCTTTCTCACACGTCGTCGGTTGTATTTCCGAGTTATCATTCGCCACCGCCGCAAAAAAGCTCGGCTACCAATGTCGCAAGATGGACGACATGGACCGTGGGGCACGGTACGACTACGAACTGAGCGGCCTTGACCTGCCAAAAACACTCACCGTTGAATGCAAAACGGCCGATGAAGACGGCAAATTCAACGTATCTTTCCGTGACGGCCGGGAACACATCATCAATAACCAGATCGTCCCCAGCACCCATCGGCACAAGTCCCACAGATTTGACTACACCGCTGTCATCATGGTAAACAGAACCGGGCAGTGGACGGACATAAAATACGTCAAGTTTGACGATTTACCCACACTGAAGATAACGAACAGGAATCGTAAGAGTTATCAGGCGTATTCAGAAGAAACGCAGCGGCTCATGCAGGAGGAACTTCTGGCCTCGACATTCTGCGTCTTCAAACTTCCACACTTTGACAAATTGGAAGACGTGGTAAGGGACTTCAAGAACGAAACTAACCGTCAGCCAACTTCAAAAACGGCTCCATGACGGCTTTGCCGAAGAGCATGTGTGCCCACCAAGCCAGCGAATAACCGGCTGTACTGACTCCAGCGGCTACTGCCCCTGGGTTCCCTGTGGCCACACCTATGCCAAGCAACATTGGCGACAACAAAAACGTCAATAACAACATCCCCGTGTATTGAACACGCCCTTTACCCAGGTCTTTCTCTAGTTCACGCCACGGTGCAAACGCTTTAGCCAATAGACCACCGACGCCGGGAATCGGCTGAAGAACAAAGGAAATCGTCTCCAGGGCCTTTTTTCCCAGATAGACGAGCGGTGAGGCAAGTGTCTTCACTACACCCCAGAACCCTTCCTCGATGACCCACTCCGGGAGCGGCTGGTTCTTCATCTTATTCACCGTGTCCATGATCCTCTGGACTTGCGGATTCCCTTCCAGCTTCATCGTCAGTTGGTTGAACAAGTTGATGCGGTCTTCCTGACTTCCGGTTTTGAACTGTTCCGGGTCCACACCCAACTTCCGCATGGCATCTACGATCTTCTGCGGGTTGTTCTGCAACTGCTGCAATTCCTTCTGGAGCAATGCTGAAGCCTGATGGGCTGTTGTCATGTCAGGCCCGACCGGTCCCTGTTCGGTGAGCCATGTCTTGAAAGCGAGTTCCATGAGGGTATATAGGGCTGCGGCGGCAGTTTGCCGCTGCCAAAACGAAAGGACTCAGCATGAGCATTATTGAAGAAAAGGCAAGGGCCATTGCCAACGACATGGCTGGCGATGAACCGGTGAAGGTGTACGCTATTGACCCGTTTACGATTACCACCATTGCGACCGTATTGATCGAGGTTGTGAAAGCGGTCTACCAGTGTTATCAGAACAGAGAGCAGGTGGCGAATGCAATGCAGAACCCAGGGTTGATGGAACGCTGGCGTCTGCGTCGGATTATCCGTGACAAAGTGGATGATGAGGAGGCCCACGGTGTCCTCGGCGGACGTATGTTCCGCAGTGCCCTGAAGGTCGCCCGCAGCGTTACGCCCGAAGAGGTCGAACAGATGCACGCCGAAGCAACAAGTGGCTAATTATCAAACAGGCCAGGTTGCTCCATTGTTGTTGGAGCACGCCGACGACGACCGCCCCCACCTGAACGCCGTCTCTTCTGAGACGGCGTTTCTATTTCATTTCCAAACAAGTCGATCTGACGTGTCACGGACGGCTTGGTGAGGCTATCTGGCACTTTGAGGTCTTCTGGCCCGGCTAACGGTACGTCCGGGGCCTTCACGGTCTGCGGCTCTTCAGCCGGCGTAGCCGCACGTTCTTTCCGCTGCGGTTTCTCCATTTTGCCTTTAGCGATCATGTCGGCCAGGCTATGCAAAGCCTCTCTGACAGCCGCCTCTTTGCCTCCTTCTTGACCAGCCTTGGCGATGGCGTCCATATAGTTCATGGCCCACAGCGTCAGTATCTCGTTGCTTGGAGACAGATTATACATCCGCATGATCTGATCGGAAGAGTAGCGGGCGATGGACATGGCGGCGATAAGGGCCTCAGATGCCGCCTTCCGCTGCTGTCGCCTGGTCATGTAGTCCTCATCGCTAAGGTCGTCCTGCTTACGCTGTGCCAAGGACCGAATAGACTGTGGTTGGTCCCTTACCACTGGTTCGTCGGTTGGTAGGTCGGTGCGGCCCGCCGCCAGTTTGTCGATGTAATTCTGTGTTGCCGTTGCTGCCGGCTTTCTCCTACGAAACAGACCAAGGAATGACTTGACGCCGCTCCACAGCTTATCTCCGAGGCTGTCACCGATGGCTGCCCCAATGTCGCCGCCTTTCATCATCCCGCCAAAGAAACCGGCCAGTCCACCCGGAGCACTACCTGGCCCGAGCGGGTCGCCAGTGCCCATCATCGAGGCAGTGGCGTAGGCCCCGCCGAGGGTCGGCAAGGCCACGCCGGCAAGGCGACCGAGGAAACGGCCTACCTTGCCTTCGCTGATGTCTTGGACTTCAGCCTGGTGGTAGAAACTCTTAAAGTCCATGTGATCCTTGGTCACTCGTTCTGGTAGTCTTTTGTTCTTGGTGTGAGACTCCCACTCACCACAATCCCAATTGGGGTCGTTCCTGGCATAACATGCACGGCGTTGTGCTTTACTCTTAAAGGGCATTGCTATCCTCCAGCCACTCTTTGAAGCTCGGGAAAAGTTTCTTGCGGTGCCTCTTGCCCTTTTTCCTGGGCGGTACGTTCTTCACCTTTGAGGTCTTGGTGTCCTTATAATGCGACGTGTCACCTTTGTTCTTCATGTGCCAGGCGAGAGCGTAGGGGTTGTCGATTTCGCCACTGTGCTTAATTCGCATAGCGGCGACTGTGCCATGCCATCCTGGTGGTGAAACTTCGTGGAGGTCCATACGCTTCCTTAAACGTCCATGTGTTGGATTTCAAATTGCAAGTCTCTGAGCTTTTCAATCATGGCGTCAACCATTTTTTCTGCCTTTTGCTGTACTCTCTCAAAGTCCTGCACGGCTGGGTTTTCTTTGGAAACCATGTCGGCCCAGCTATAGTACCCCTTCTTTCTCGCCTCATCGTGGTTGCCTGGGAATCGGGGTTGGTGCGGCCATAACTCATACAGCTTGGAAACAACCGTGCGGAGTTGTTGTATTTCTGTTGGTGAAGGCAAGTGCTTGTCTACAAGACCTTGCTCTTGTGTTTCGTTGAGCTTGCCGCCCACCCATTCAGAAAATGAAGCCATTGTTAGTCCTCAAGCGAAGAAACTACTTGTCCTATATGTAGGGCAATTATTTTGAAATAACTCTTGGATACATAGCTTCATGCTCAGAAGATGCTTTCGCTTTTTTGCTTCTGTAGTAGCCCTGATGGCATTTGGAGCCATCAACGCCACAGAAGCTCCGAATCGTGTGCCGGCTCAATGCCCGGCTCCTTACTGTAAACCTAATCTGATTATGTTCAGCGTTGGCGTCAACTACGTTGCTGTCAACAGCAACCGTGAGGACGTGTTTGCCCAGGAGGCCCGCCACATCGAGGACGGGATCAAGAAGGCGTGCGATAGCTCTTACCACGTCAAGATTAAATCTGTCCACAGCCAACAGGCCACAAGAGAGAAGTGTTTGGAAGGTCTAAAGTGGGTGGCGGATGTTGCTGGTCCCGATGACTTGTGCATCGTCTACATTGGCACGCACGGCAGCGGGGGCAAAGAAGGGAACTTCAAGTTCTACCCAGCCAGCGATAGTGTGACGGCTGCCGAGATAATCGAAGCACTATCGAAAGTAAAGGCCCACCTGCTGCTCCTGGTGGACGCCTGCCACGCTGGAGCGATGTTGGTCGATTGGGACAAGCACAATGACCGAGTAGCGATCTTGGCAGCGTGCGAGTCGCATAAATCAGCCTACGTCTGGAATTTCGTTAAGCCATTCGTCAAAGCCTTGAGCGAGGCAGACTATGATAACAACAGGTCCGTTGACATTGGTGAGGTTGAGACTTACGTCCAGAAGCACTGCGACTCGTCACAGAAGCCAGTTGCCTCGCCAAATGGCCGTCAGCGAATGCTCTGCCACTTGGATAAGTGCTTTAATTTGAAATGAGCAGTGCATAGATAAATCACGATTTGCACAACAAGGATGGATACATGAAGAAGTTTCACGAATGGCTTAAGGAGCGGGCACAAAACGAAGGGTTTGGCAATTTGCTTCCTAACATCGGACAGCGTGCAATCCCGATCAATCAGACGGGACCGCAAGCACAGCCGAGTCCAGGACAGGCTGCGGCAGGTCCAGCAGGGCAAGGCACACCACCGGGGCAGCCACCGACACCGGGCGAGCCAAAGAGAATAAGCCTTAGCACGTTTGCTGACCAGATCAGTGACCCCAATTGGCTCCAGCTTTATGAGATTTTCACCCGCCAGTTTCAGAAAACTCCGCAAGACCCTGAAGTTGGTAAGTTGGGCATGGCCTTGTATCAGTCCGCCCAGAGTGGTGATATGTCCGGCCTCCAGCCGTTCGTGGCCAAGCACCTGCACGCCCAACCCATGAAGTAGTGACAGAGAGTGACGCAGCAGCCGCAGCGGGTTTCCCCGCTGCGGTTTTTTGTTGCTCCTGCCGATATTAACTACATGAAGAAGCAAATCCACGTCAACCAATTTCACATTAGGTCGAACAAGAAGAACGGGACGAGGCTGCCGGTTCTGACGGTTAAGACTTATCGCCAAAACTTCTACGGGGACGAAGTAATCATTCACGGCCCGTCCAAGCTGATCTACAGCCCGGACAAGCCGCTGTCTTGTGGTGCTCGTTGTTGGATAGAAACGACCTCGCCGGTCGAGATAATTGGGGCGAGAACTGTAGATATGGTATGCACTTTAAGCACTGGCTCACGAATGAAGAACAAAGCCAAGACGCCTTGTTCATCAAGACCGACAAGAGCGGCTTAGGCCCTAAACCTTCTACGAACGGCGGCAAGCCGAAGCCGAGCGATGGCTGGTTCCGTGGTAAGGGCGAGCCGGCCATGTTCATGAAGCGAAAAATGCAAAAGGAGCATTACTTCCACGAGGAACTACACTACGACCCCTACGAGAAGGTGGCCAAGGAAATGGTATACTTGTTGGACAACCGACGTGGCAGCCGTGGAGAGACGAAGGACCGGGACTCGGTGGAGACGGAGACGTACAAACTAATCCACCGCTTCTTCGGCAACGAGGGGGTTGATTGGGACCGGCTCGGAGAACTCGCCAAGAACTACGCCGGCCACCTGTATCGCAACTACTCGCAAGAGTACATTAAGACGCAGGAGGACAAACTCGACGCTCTTCTTGCCTATCTCCCCAAGTATTATCACCCGGAAACTCGTTAAAGTCCCACACCAACGGTGCCGATATACATCATGTCCAAAGGGACCACAAACGAAAGAACAGAAAGGAAATGAACTGTGACTACGAGAATCGAAACGACTGGTTCCAACAACAAGACCGCTTACTTCCAGTTGAGCGGCATCCGCAGCAAGAAGACGCTGCCACACAACCCATTCATCGTCTTCCGTCAGTACGAAGACCGGACGGTGGTTGAGATCGTGGAAAGCCCGGAAGAGCTTGTGAAGCTCCCGGCCAAGACCAAGGTCATGGCTCAGTGGCCAGGCAAGAAGCGGAGTGATTTCGTCCGCTTTACCGTGGGCGATCTCCGCAAGCACATTGCGGACAACCCAAAGCAGGCTTGCCAGGTCATCTAATTCTGGCGATGACACTATTTCACAGTGGCATGGTTCGTATTGAACCATGCCACTGTGCGATTTCACCGGAAGGAACAATGAACATAACGCTTACCGAGAACGCCGTTAAAGAGATCAAGAGGATCATCGCAGAGCAGGCTCAGGAGGGCGAGGAGATTAAGCTCCGTGTGGCCGTGCGAGGCGGCGGCTGCTCAGGCTTCCAGTGGAAGCTCGAACTCGACCCGGAGGCCCCGAAAGAGAAGGACACGGTGATCGAGCAGGACGGCGTGAAGGTCATGGTTGACCTCCGTTCCGCCATGTACGTCGATGGCACGACCATCGACTTCATTAACGACCTCAACCGCATGGGCTTCGTCTGCACTAACCCCAATGTCAAGACGACTTGTGGGTGCGGGTCGAGTTTTTCGATGTGACCATAGATAACAAAAAGGTGTTTTTGCCCTAAAGATCATGGTCACACTGGACGATAAGAACAATGTCAGGTGCAACTGCGGCTCAAAGGAGTTCGAGAAGCACGTTTCCGAAGAAAACATCTGGGAAACACTGGCAATCAAGGAAGAAGACGGCCGGATCGTCCACAAGGCGGTCTGCGTCAAGGATGTGGTGGTGAGGCTGTTTTGCTCGCAATGTGGCGAGGAAATCAAGAGAGTGCCCGAACCTATCGTCCTCTCGGAGCGTCCTGTTGGGATGATCGAGAAAAAAGAAACCCAGGTTGCGAAAAAAATCGAGGCTGGTTACTACATAAGTGGTGCTGGGCAGTAATGCCCTTAACTCAGGAATACTGAACGATGAACGTGTTTTGCTTTAGTCTGGGCCTTTGTCTTTCGTCCTTGCGTTATTCCGCAAGGCTGGAGGGAAGTGTACCGACTGAAGAGAAGCATGAGTAAGTCGGCAAGCACCATAGAGATAAGAATCTCAGAACCCTCCAGCCTGAAGCCAGTCTGGAGGGTTTTTTTATTCCCGTAGCTCAATGGACAGAGCATTGGCCTGCGAAGCCAGCGATGCCAGGTTCGACTCCTGCCGGGAATACTGTGACAGAACGGTTGTCCTCTTTTTCATGGAGGGATGGTCATGGGCTTCCTTAACCCAACGTCGGTGGTTGTCGGGACTGTAGTGGCCAAGGAGATCATGAAGGGGAACACGGACAAGAAGTCAGAGCCGCCCAAGGGCGGCGGATGGCTGTCTTGGCTCCTGGCTCTGCTGATCCTGGCAGTGCTGTTCGGGGCCGGCTACCTGATCTGGCGACCGTTCTGAGACAACAAGACTCCGTGGCCGAGAGGCAAGGCACTGGTCTGCAAAATCAGACACGTCGGTTCAAATCCGACCGGAGTCTCTGGCTGAATAAGCCTTAACTGCGAGAATGCCCTAGAGGACTACCTCTTTGGAAGAAGGTTCCCCCGGATGATCTTGGATCGTGTCCAGGTGACAAGCTGGAGAGGTTGTGGGTTCGACTCCCACCCGAAGATCACGAACGTCTTTTGGACTTGTTGTCTCGCTGGAGCCGCAGGGTTGGTGAAATTGGCGATCACACCACGTTGCCAACGTGGGTTTACGGGTTCGAGTCCCGTACCTTGCACTTGAACGTCAGCCTGCACTAAGTTGGCCGCAAGGCCAGACCTGTTGCGAAGGCAGTTGTATCGTGGGGGCCATGAAGGCGACTGCGGCGTTCAAAGACCTGAATGGTCGTAGGACTACAGTTATCGGCTAACGACCGGGTTCATAGCCCGGTGAGACGGTTCGAGTCCGTCAATGTCTTGCAAGTTTTGTCAGGTCAAACTGGAGGGAACGTGGATGTCGGTTTTCCACAACGGTTTGCTAAACCGTCGCTCCCGCAAGGGGGCCGAGGGTTCAACTCCCTCTCCTTCCGCTTGCCCTTGGAGGACGCTGGCCTGCAACGCCGGGACAACTGGTCGCCGGGGCACGAAATATGGGAAACCTTTGTGCGGGCATTGTGTTAGCGTTTTTACTCTTCCTCCTATACCTCTGGTTTAAGGAGGGAAGTAGCGACGGATTTGGTGGAATGTAAAAATATGAACGCCTGGACGTTGATGAGGAGCGACATGACGCTGGAGGAGAAGATCGAGGCCCTCCAGCAGATTATCGACAACTACGAACCGGAGACGCCTTGGGAGGCGGCGAACAACCGCACCCTCAAGCGGCTGGTTCAGAGGCGTAACGAACTGGAGAAGATCGCCCGGCTCCGGGGCCTCGACGTGTGAATGAATGCCTGGGTAGCTCATCCGGTAGAGCACTTGCCTGAAGAGCAAGGGGTGGTCAGTTCGAGTCTGACCCCAGGCACTTGATCGTTTCGATCTTTGACAATTCGGTAAGGCCAAATGCCAGCGTAGCTCAGCTTTTTGGAAAGAGCGTCCGGTTGAAACCCGGAAGGTCGAGGGTTCGAGTCCCTCCGCTGGCACTGTTAATGACCTTGTGGTGAAAACGAAAAACAAGCGGCCCAGAGAAAGCCGCCGCCAGCGGGAGATAAAACCGCAAGTGGAAGGTTGGTGCAGTCCCATCCCACACTGTAAAGGGCTTGAGGGTTTGAGTCCCTCCAGGGTCACTCAATGCGTTGGCTGAACATTGGCGAGTTCACCTGGCTGTAACCCAGACGCCATTAGGCTGTGGGGGTTCGATTCCCTCCCAACGCACTTACTTTTTCGGGCCGATATAGTCGTCAATCGGCAGGCCCGGCCTGGGGTCGCCGGTGTCGGCAAAGGCTCGCTCGACTTCCTGGCGGATCGTCTCCCTGCTCTGGCTGAAGTGGAAGTTCGACGGGTACTCAATCTTCCGTGTTGCTTCGCAGGGCTTCAACATGAAGGTCACACAGGCGGTGTTCCTGGTGGTACTGAAGGTGACTTCCTCAATGATGATGACTTCGCCCCAGGAGATGAAGTCTCGAATGTTTTCCCCGAAGGGCGAGTCATAAGGCCCCTTCGGCAGCTTCCACCTGAGCCATTGGGCGTCTTTCTTGTCGATCCAGGCACGACCTTCCCGGCTCCACTTGAAGCTGATGCCTTTCCACGAGGCATGGAGGCCGGTGGGCCTCTCCTCCAAGGGGATGCCATTCAGGGCCTCGGGGCCGTTGACGACGCATAGATCGTCGCACTCGCTGTGCTTCTCGAACTGGAGGCGGACAAGGTGGGACGGCTTGGGATCGACGGGCACCGGCTTAGCGGTTGCGACCTTGGTCAGACCGAGGAAGCCGCCCAATGCGGCCAGGCCCTTGAGGAAGCTGCGGCGGGTCATGGAAAACATCGTTGGTCCTCCTGAATGTGGGGCGACTGACGTGCAGTATACGAAATAAGCCTAAAAAGGCAACACGAAACTCTGGAACCCAGGTCCGCCGTGGAAAGCGGGCTGGAGAATGAGGATGCTCGATAGGAGTACAGCCCCCGCTTACCCCCCGTAGCTCGAAGGTGGTAGCCACTTAATTTCCCCCTCTGAATGTATGGGGTGTGGATGAAGAGCAAGCCCGCAAGGGAAAGGTTGTCAGGTTCGAGTCCTGACCGGTGGGGCCATACAATTTGGGGGCTTGGTGTATCGGAGCACACTCCCGTCCACAGGGAGAGGAGCGGGTTCGATTCCCGTACTTATGCCTCTTACAACTGTTGCCAAGTTCTCTGTTCCAGTCGGGTCCACTATCGCTGTGGGAAGCAAGGCGGTCTGTAAAACCGCTGGTTAATCCTAAGAGGTTCGATTCCTCATGGACCCATTTGTACTGCCATGACAATACATACTCCAAAAGGAGGTAAGGTCATGCCCTACTGGAACATTCACAATGCGATACTGTCTTCGTCCACAGTCGATCTGATAACAGGTCAGACCAATAAGACCAATCGGCGTTATGGTGATTTGGTGCCAACGCCAAGGGAGGCGATCATTGGACCAGACTTGCCAACCCCAGATATAGACTTCTTTTTGGATGGCCCGGTGTTCACTCCGTCCGATTTGGAATTACAATGGCGTGACGCACTAAAGAATGCCGGTATCACGCTCGCAATGAACCAAATAACGCTACTACAAGGCGAAGTCGTGGATGGCGGGATTATTGCGGTTTAGCCGTAGCAGGTAGCTACGACGCTACCGGCGACTACTAGGCCAAGGCCGATGAGTTTGCCGGCAGTGGGTGGTTCGTTAAAGAAGAGCCACAGGGCAAGGGTTGTACCGAGAGCATTGGCAAGGGTGGCGGTAATCGTGACGCCCCACCCGTCAATACCGGCCTCCTTGCCAGTTCGCCAGGCAAGCGTGATGAAACTGTGGATGAACATGAGTGGGACGGCGAACAAAGCCCATGCCTTTACATCAGTCCAAAAGCCTTGTGAGTGCTTAAGAACAGTGTTGATGAAGTAGTTGAAGACCAAGCACGCCGACAGGAAAATCACGGACATAGTGGCGTAAGCAAGCGGCAACTTGAGCATGAAGTTAAATAGTGAAGTTAACGCTTAAATGTGTCGATAAGAGTTATATCCAAGGAGGAATAACGTGAAGAAAACTCTAGTCTGTTCGTTTTTAGGACTCTTACTCGGCATCTGTTTCTCGGCCATCATGAGCGGCCTGCTGTATGCCGGCGACTGCATCGCCAGAGAACAAATCTCGGATTACAGGTCGTTCTTGATCCCGTTTGGCTGGACGATGCCAGCATTCGGCTTCGGCTGCATGGTCGGCGGCTTTGTGAAGGGGTATCTGTCGCAGTGAGCGTGGGCAACTACAAAGTGCTGATGAAATTCCTGCGTGCCTGTGAAGACCAGTCATACTACGATGGCTTGTTGAGGTTCCACCACGACCACGAGCAACTTATCAAGAAGGCTAAGGGGTCGAAGAAGAAGCACCAGGCGTGGGAGGGCGGCTACGTCGATCATCTGGTCGAGTGTCTGCTGATCGGTGAGACAATGTATGAGGGCCTGGCTTGGCTTCGGGACTTACCGTTCGAGTGGCACAACGTCGTCAAAGTGATCTATTTCCACGACGTTGAGAAGATATTCAAGTACAGTGATCTGGAGCCGCCACGGTGGGAAATTCATCGGGCCATCGTGGAGGACGAGAACAAAAAGTTCCTCTACGAGCACGCTCTGCCGGATGTGTATGACATTCTCTTCACGGAAGAGGAACTCAACGCACTCACCCACATACACGGCGAGAAAGATTACGGCGAGGAGCGGATTATTGGGCGGCTTGGTGCCTTCTGTCACTGCTGCGACATGCTGTCGGCAAGAATGTGGTATGACAAGCCAACGCCAGAAGAGATGTGAAATGGAAGGGGGCCGGACGATGGTCAGCCGGGCCAGTTTGGAGAACTGGTGCTCCCGCAAGGGAGCCGAGGGTTCGATTCCCTCTCCTTCCGCTTTGACGGGGATTCGCACGACGACCGGGGAACCTCTTGACCGTGATCCGGCCCCTGACCCGTAGGGGGAGAGAGCGGTGTCGCACGGCGATGAAACGTCAATAATACATTGGTGCGATCTTATCTCGTTAGAGTTGAGTTCAAGCACTGGCCTCGTAGGAGAATTGGCAAATCCGGGTCACTTAAAATGACTTGTTTTGTGGGTTCGAGTCCCACCGAGGCTACTTTACGTCACCGTGATGCAATTGGCGAGACATCTCAGGTCGAGAGCCTGGGTCTTGTGGGTTCGAGTCCCACCGGTGACACTAATGGAAGGCATCCGGCTTGGATGAGGGGCACGCCTCGAAAGCGTGTACAGCCACTAAGATGTGGCTGTGTGGGTTCGAGTCCCACGCCTTCCGCTTAAGGAGAACATCATGGTCTTCATGCACATATTGGTGTTGGGTGTACTCATCTTTGCTACCACGATTTGGTCGGTCGTCTGTCTGGCCGATTCTGAAATTCAAAAACGGTGGAAGATGACGGCCTGGCTTACTTATCTGGTTCTAATTACCTGGCTTGCGGGCACGTTGACGAGGCCGGCACGAGTAGAGTTTGAAGAAACCTTGACACCTTATGAAATGGTTATGCCGAATGGCAACAGAGTTCAGGTTGTCAGTTTCTTGGATCGTAGAGGCGAAGTTACGATAGTGAACCTGAATAAGAAGTTGCAGTGTCGTGTGCCAGACGGTCATTTAGTGAAGAGAATCGTGTATCAAACTGAACCATATTGTGGCGTGAGTTACGCCGGCACGGTTGCTTGTGCGGACTCATTTGAAGTGATTGAAGGTCGGAATAAGGTCATTCGATTAGAGTAACATTTGGCCCTGTAGGCAAATTGGCAAAGCCGGCTGGTTTAGAGCCAGCAGTTTGGAGGTTCGAGTCCTCTCGGGGCTACTTACGTTAGCGTGATGCAATTGGTGAGACATCTCTGGTTCAGAACCAGGGTTTTGTGGGTTCGAGTCCCACCGCTAACACTCCATGAAGCTCGTTGAGGGTGTTGACTATTACTTGGAGAACGGCAAGTACGTCTTCACAGAATTGTTCCTGTTGAAGCGAGGCTACTGTTGCAGTTCAGGTTGTAGGCACTGCCCGTATCGTCCGGGTGATGCAACTGGCGAGACATCCCATTCTCAAAAAATGGGTCATGTGGGTTCGACCCCCACCCCGGACACTAATGCAGGACCGACTCATGGAAAGCCTAGACAACCACATTGACAAGCGACTGCGTGAACTTCAGCACGCCTTGATCGCAGACCTCACTCCTATTCAAGCATTTTATGACGCCAACTATAGCGTCTCCGATCACGATTGGGAAGAGGCCAATGTCATCTGGTGTCAGCAGGTTGCACAAAGGCTTGACTTAATCCGCCTCATGGTGTACCAAGACATCATGAGCACTCAACCCAACTCTTTCTGGACGAAAAACGGCCTCGTTTCCTGGGTCAATAAGTTGATCTGCGGCGAAGACCGCAAACCCAAGGTCGGCCTGGGTGTCGTCATCGTTAAACAGAGTCACGTCCTCCTGGGCACTCGGATCGGGAGTCACTGTGAGGGGAGCCGCTGTGTTCCAGGAGGACATCTTGAATACGGCGAGTCCATCGAGGACGGAAGTCTGCGGGAAGTCGAAGAAGAAACCAAACTCAAGGTGAAACTCCGCAGGTTTGATGAGTCACGCCTGGATTGGATGGTCGTCAACAACGTCCTCGAAGGCAAACACTATGTCGGCATCTTCGTGGTGGCCGATTGGATCGAAGGTGAGCCAGTTCTGATGGAGCCGAACAAGAACCTCGGCTGGGAGTGGGTTCCCTACGAGGATGTGATACCATTGTGCAAGCCGGGCTGTGCTTGGCTGCCGACCGAACTCTTTGTGAACTACCGTGACCGGCTCCTTAAAGTGCCGGACGAACATTGACGATATTACTTAGGAGACTACTTAAGTCGCCTGGAGGAAACATGGAAGTGAGATGTGAAATAATTGAAGAGGCCCATGATGACCTGCTCTGCAACGACTGGCAGGAATGGGCGGATGAAGTCCGCATCAACGTCTGGGTCGAGGACGAGGATAATGGGGCACTCGTAATTGACGAAAATGCCCGTCGCAATGAGATCGCCAAGCGTGCCTACTTCCGTTGGCTGCATGGCAGTAAGGACGAGCGAGACAATTGGCTCCAGGCCGAAAAGGAAGTGGATAAGGCCCTGTTCGACTAAGGAGTTGTCTATGCTGCTGCTCATATTCCTGTCAGTCATGTTTGTACTTTTCCTGACCGGTGGTGTCGTAAGCCTTATTTTCGCTATCAAGCGTGACGATCCCGGTCTGACAACCGTGGCCTTTCTTTGCCTTGTGGCCTGGGGCATAATCTCTGTCGCCATTGGCAACCGCCTTTCCGAGATTGACAAGATCAGCGAGGTGCCGAAGGCAGCCAATTCCAGGTGACGCCATGCCAAAGCGACCGTGGACGAAGTTGGACGTGCAGAAGAAGGCGGAAGAAACTCAAGGAGGCTGAAAATGGGCGAGAGCACCATCCACCACTGTAAGCAGGTTGATCGTGTGGAGTTGCAGGTCGTCAACGACGGCCAGCTTGAGGTCTTATGCCCCAAGTGCGGTTTCTACTGCAAGGGACAGTGTGCCAACCCGAACCGCCACAAGGACAGCGACCCCTGCCCCTTCGACGGCAAGCCATTGCCGGTCGAAGTCGTGGAGGAAGAAGGCAATGGCTGAGACGGCGGCGGCTTTGCCCAGAAGCGAGGTCGTATTCATTGCCTATGACCCGACCGGGGGTAACGCCGTACAGACGCTCGTAGAGTCCGCAGCCGGTATGATCCGGGCGGATGACGAGTTCTGGACGGTGCCCAGCAAGCTCTGCGAGGTTTTAACCGAGTTGCAGAATGCGGTCGCCATCCTTGAGAAAAGGTGCGACCTCATATGCGAACGAGAATTAGCCTTTTGAAGAAGCGTGAGGCAAAAGTGGCCACAGCACAAGTAGTCGTGCCCCTGATGTACCCAGGAATGGCAGAGCACTTTCAGGCCGTACACCGAGAGTTTCCCGGTATCAAGATCGGGCCGTTGCTTCGGAACGTCGGCCACCAACTTGACCAGCACTTATGCCTCTGTGCTGACATCGTAGAGGCCCTGGTGCGGGATGGTTGGAAGGTGCAGACGTATTGCCATGCCGCAATTGCCCAACACTCCGACATCAAGGAGGAGTCCGAGGCAGAGTTCAGACTCAAGGCCATCGGCATTGACCCGAAGCATGTCCGTATCACGAGCACCTGGGATGAGTGGCCGGACCCTGAACCGGTCACGCCAATGAAAGGCAAAGACCTCATGGCTGCTTTGGGATTTAACGAACCATAAGGAAGGTGTCCGGCTGGACGAGGGTGCCGCCTTGAAAGCGGTCTGCGGGAAACCGTTGGGGGTTCGAGTCCCTCACCTTCCGCTTTTTCTTTCAAAAAAGGTTGGTATTGTCATGAAACACATTTTCCTTGTATTATTCGCCTGTATGTTGCTGGTCGGCGTCGGCTGCCAGAAGGAGCCGAACGTAGTGCCGCCTCCGCAGGTAGCACCGCCGAAGGCCGAGTCGCCGCCGCCGATCCCGCAGGACATGCCGAAGCCGCCAGCTTCGCCATCCAACGCATATCTCAGGGGATACCGTGATGGCTACGCAGGAAACTGGCTTGCTCCCATTCGCTGGACGTTTGCCGATGAGTATCGCAACGGCTGGCAGGCGGGAGCCTACGACCGGCAGCACCGCCTGCCCAACCGCTACCCGTGAGATAAGCCGTATGGAGCGGATTTTCACGTTCTACACCATGCAACAGTGGACTGGAGAACAGACTCCTGTGTTCTCCCTCGTTATCCCTGAAGGACTCAGCCCGTGGGACGAGGAGATCAAGTTCATGGAGTCTGGCAAGCAAGGAACTTTCTACGACCATCTCAAGTCCCTTGGCTGCACGGATGTAGCCGTACAGCAGTATGTCATGCTCAGCAATGGATGAGAACGACGGGCCTGGCACGGAGCCACCGACCCCAGGGCAACCTGGACGGTGGCCGGTTGGTGTGTCGCCTCACGAACGACATCGGGCCGGGCACGTCTGTTCAATGCCCAGGTGGTGAAACGGCAGACACGTTGGCTTCAGGAGCCAATGTCCGCAAGGACGTGGAGGTTCAAATCCTCTCCTGGGTACTATCCATTCCTAACCACGAAGGAGCCAGAAATGCCGCTTCCGACGTACCAAGACTCAATGCTTCGGCAACAGAGAAGGCACGAGGAAATCGCCCTCAAGGCGTGGCTCAAGGCCAAGGACGCCGGCTTCCCTCTGGGAAGAGATGTGGAGTTCTGGCTGGAGGCCGAGGCCGAGGTTGACGAAGCAAGGCGGACACTCTTCCAGAAGGTGCTGCCAATGGTTGGCCTCGAATAAGGAGGCAGACATGCGTTCCCTCATCGTGGTTCCACGCTTTGATTCTCACCTTGGGGTCCAGGCATACTTGAGTCGGACAAGCTGGGATGAAATCTTCGGCCCGGTCGAGGCTCAGGAGCCGCCCAAGCGGACGGTCATTCCGTTCTTCCGCAAAACAGCTTTGGTGCGGGTGGCGAAGCAGGATGGCATCTACCTGCCGATCAGCTTTATCGAGGGCCTATACCACGACGCCAATCACCCGTTCCGTCGTGTCTATGGAGAGATGCTTTTCCACACCCGACATGACAGGGATCGTCAGGTTCCTTACCAGTGCCAGTCGCAGCTTCTTGTGGCATATGGGGCGGTTTATTCTGGTCAAGTCTGCTCGGTGACAATGTATATTACCCCGAAGACCAGGATGAGCAAGACACTGTACCGACCAATGCCGGCCAAGCAAGGAATCTTCCTCCCGTGCGGCGAGGATGAGGTCACGAGGGAGGACTATACATTTGGTTTACTGCGGACGGCGAAGATGGTCCAGGATTGGAACTATTGCCAACCGCCGCTGAGGGAGTAGGGAATGAAGACCAGCCAGCAGTTGATGGACTTCCTCCTGGACGTTAGACCGGTCTATCGGTACGGTGAGGTACGCTCCGCTTTGGAGGAACTTGGCTGGACCGCAGAGCCGATAGAAGTCCAGCCGCAGGGTCGGCAAGTGAAAGCCACGATCTTTCGGCACAAGGACACGTCGCTGTTCATCATCCTTCGCCGCATGAGGGCCAACAGCATCATGACGGCGATGGACTTGTTATCGGTCCAGAGGACGTTGAAGAACACAGGGCTTTACGATTCCAAGCAGAAGAAGCATAGATAGATCACACCTGCCCAGGTGGTGAAATGGCAGACACGCCAGCTTGAGGGGCTGGTCCGAGCAATCGGGTGGAGGTTCGAGTCCTCTCCTGGGCACTTAAGGCTTATCCGTCACTTCTGTAGTCACGTCTTTGACCCACCGGGTCGATCTGCCCGTTACTTTTGTCAATTTCAGGTCTGGGACGTTCATCGGAGCCGCATCGTCGTTGCGGATGGGGATGTCGTCTGCCAAATGATCCACGCCATCGTTCAGGTGGTTTAGCCTTACCGGCTTGCCGTCGCAGCACATGCCCTATTTATCCCTCAAGCCCAGCCTTCCTTCAGCCGATATTACTTCTACGAACACTATCTAAATACAACAGTACACGCAGAGAGGATCACATGACGAAGCAATTCAATGAAGATACGTTCCACGGCGAAGTTCTAACGTCGGACAAGTTGGCGGTCGTGGATTTCTACACGCCAACCTGCGGCCCCTGTCGCCGCCTGGCCCCAACCATCGACAAACTGTCTGAAGAGTACGGCGAGGCTGTCAGTATCGGCAAGGTCAACGCCAGCGAGAACATGAAGCTGTCGTCAGACTACAAGATTTCAGTCGTTCCAACAATCCTGTTCATCAAGGACGGCAAGGAAGTGGATCGGCAGACCGGGCTGCTCTCCGAAGACGCATTACGCAAACTAATCGAGAAGCACAAGTAATGGACGCACCAGAGAATTTGCAACACGAATTCAAGCCGCAGGTGTTCAAGAAAAAGTTCAGGTGGATCGCCACGTTTTTTGGCGACCAGGGACAGATACTTCAGGAGCCGCAGTTCGTCAAAGTCAACTCCAGGCCCAACTTCCCCATTGAGGAAGTCGAACTTAACTTCTTAAGTCACAAGTCCTGGATTCCCGGCAAGCAGTACCCGCATTGGGAACTGATCGTCGTCTCGCTGAGCCACGAATTCGGCAAGTACCCACCAACGGACTTCGCCAGGCTCAACTTGGGACTATACGACGGCTGCGGCCAAATGATCGAGCAATGGGACTTGACGGGATGTCAGTGCCGGTCCATCCAGACCGATGAGCACATTGATGACCCGTTCTCCTGGAGTGAGATGGCAATCGCTTACCAGAAAGTCGCTTATAAGACCAGCCTCGGCACCACTTGGCAGAAGCCCGAGCCGTTCAAGAATCAAGTGACTATCGAGTAGCAACGATTACATACACGGTTTATGGCAAAGACGCAGATTGGCAGGTCTTGCTTCAAATTCATGAAGCGTCACCAAATAGTAGATACCTGCAAAGACTTCTACGAGTTGTACATCTCCGAAACTGGTGATACTGTTCCGTATCATTTGTTGGAACATTACTTTTGTCGCTGCAACTCACCAAGAGACTGTGAGCCGCCTGCAAGATTCTTGGAATGGTGTCAAGAAAAGCTAAAAACCGCCGATACTGACCTGGCTCAACACTTCACAACATCCGATAAGTGGCTTGTAAAGCCAGTCAAAGACTTCATCAAGTCACATTGTCAGCATGGTGTGATCGACCCATATGCTGGGGACTGCTCGTTATGGACTGCACTCAAGAAAATCGGCGTCGATGATTTCATTGGGCTAGATATAGATGTGAACATGGTCAACGGTGTAGTGGCCTACAACGATTCGCTGGTATCCATCCCTGCCACGGGTCGGCTTGTGGTGACGAACCCGCCCTATATGTCGAAGTGTACTGCAACAAGGTATGGGAGTCGGTTCTACCAGTATTTTGAAAACACAAGTCTAACGGACATATATCTCCTCGCCATAGAAAAGTGCTTGGATAGTCACGAGAACGTCGTAGCAATAATCCCGGAGACGTTCCTTTTGAACGGGGCCTTCCAGGACCGCCTAGCGATAATTGCGATAATCGAGAAGAAGATTTTTCAGAACACTGACTGCCCTGTATTGGTAGCGTGCTGGCATGGTGATGATTCCAAGGGCAGTCAAGCCAAAGTATACAAGAACCAACAGTACCTATTCACCCTCGGTGAGTTGAAGGGAATGGATAAAAGACCACATAAGAAGAACACAATCACCTTCAACATCCAACAAGGCAACATTGGACTTCGTGGCATAGACAGTACACACTCTGATCGCATCATCTTCTGCAAACCAGAAGAACTCAATTACGACCGCAAAATGAAGGTTTCGAGTAGGCTCGTCTCCATAATTGACGTTCCAGGCGTGGTCGGGAAAGAAGATGCGTTCCTCGCCGCCTGCAACGAGATATTGGAAAAGTATCGGGAAGACACCTGCGACCTCTTAATGGCTCCATTCAAGGGAAACAACAAGAAGGGCCAAAGGAGACGCAGGATCGACTACAGAACAGCCAGGGCGATCATGGAAGAAGCCATCGAACGTATCTCGCTAACAAGTGAGAGAGCGATGTGAAGTTTTTCCGGCAGTTTACCGATCTATGCTATAGCCAGTTTAGGTGCGTTCGAGGATTCTTGTCTCAACCAAAACTGAAGGAAAATAATACGTTGCAAACTGAGAGAACAGTTAAATGCTAGATAAGTTTGGTCGAGAAAGTTTCGTTGAGTTCAAGAAAGCGAATGTAGGTAGGTACGACATCCCGTTGAATTACGACGAGTTCCTCGAAGAAAAAAAGGGCCAGAATATCGCCACGATGAAAGCCCAATTCGAGTCCGGTAAGTTTGACATCAGCACACAGGACAAAATGTTCAAGAGGTTGACCGAATGGGGTCTTGAAGATAAGTTTGGTGTAAATGACTTCAAGAAATTCTACGATAGGCGGATCAATCAGCTTGAAGAATTGTTTATACTGCAAGGTTTTGCCATAGGCGTTAACCGTCAAAATGTGGGAGAGGCATACTTAAAGCAATGCTTTAAGTATGTCAAAAAGAACAACCGCCACTTTAGCTGGGAGAAACTTAGTGGCAATAATTCAAGGTATCTCGATGACCACGGCAACGTGGTAACGCAGAGGCCGGCGAGCAGTGACCAAGTTAAATCGTTAGACTTTCGGGTGGAAGTTGGCGAAGTGGAGGCTTACATTTGCCAGAAACGTGTAAAGGATTGGGTCGGAGGACACCAGGATAACCAGTTAAGCGAAACATACCGTTTTGCCAAGCTGACTCGCAACGCCAGGGGCTACCTGCCGGTTATTGTCCTTGACCGACCGGCCGGGCCTATCCCGAAGAAGGTCCAGTCGAAACTCGACCGGGAAAACGACAATATACTGGTCATCGAAAGCAACGATGTTTATTTCCTCGTGAGTTGGCTCGAAAACGAGCAGGCGATGGCAGAAGGAGAACTTCCTGCGGCTTTTGTGATATAATCCATATGACAAGCACTACATAGTCGTTGCGTTTGTGCCGCTGAAGCATTGCCGGCGATGCACCCGCCTTGTAAGCGGGACAAGAGGGTTCGACTCCCTCCGGTGGCTCTTTATGAGCAAAGAAGTTGATCTGCATGTCGAGTCCACGTTCATTACCGGCAGAAAGAAAGCAGAACCGACGACGTGGACGTTCATCATGGAGAAGTGCGTTGACGTGTGTTGCCTCGAAGTAGGTGACATGATCGGCTATTTCTCAAAAGACATGGTGGGCCGCTGCCGGGATGAAGTAAAGAAAAAGGCCGCAAGTGCCGATGGTACATATGGCGGCTGGCCCGCCAACCAAGTGCGGATCGAAGAAACAACAACAGAGAATGAGCAACGGCGAAACGCCAGGCTTAATCCAGGAGCGGATCGAGCCGGAAGACGTACAATATAAGCGGTTTACGATACCTCTCGTGCGGAGGATATATCCTCAATTGTGGGCAAAGAAGGTTCTCAGTGTGCAACCATTGCTTGGGCCTACTGGCCTCATGTACTATGAGAGGTTTCGGTATTCCAGCAACAAGGGATTGGAAGAGAGTCCGCAAGCGGAAAAGCCGTTCAAGAACCAAGTGACCATCGAGGAGATCGACAGTTGAGTTTCTGGGATTACTATAAATACTACTTAAGCCTTCACCAGAACATCTGGTGTCGGCGGCTCCATTTTATGGGGCAGATTGCGACCCTGGTGGTGTTGTTCACCATCCTGGCCCACGGGGGCTGGTACTTGCTGCTCTTGCCGCTCGTGCCGTTTGTAGTCTACCCATTTGCCTGGACTGGTCATTTCGTTTTTGAAAGAAACCATCCAGCGGCGTTTACCAATCCGCTCTGGGCCAAGGCGTGCGATTGGGTGATGTTTTGGGATATACTGCGTGGAAAGCAGACGCTATAGGGGATAACAGGCGTGACCGGGAGTTAAGGCCCAAGTGGAAGCTCATGGTCGAGGGTTCGAGTCCCTCTGTCTCCAATCGGAGCGAAGTTCATGAAAGACCTCAAGGAAGTTGTCAAAGATGAACTTCTTGCCATCATTTCCAGAGCAACCGAGCTTTCGGTATTGTTGGGAGATATTGTCTTTTCTGACGAAAACTTCTACCGATTTATCAGCAGTCTCACACGCCAGTCCGAAGTCGAATTGACAAAGCTGGTGGATGAGGTCAAGAAAGAGATTGCATCCGGTAAAGCCGGATGCAATAACCCGGAGTGACCATAATGCTGTACTTCACCCGTCAACTGTACATGGAGCCGCCTGACGCTCCTGGTAAGGACCAGGACGGGAACGCTTTTGACTATGATGAGGCGTTCGAGGTAGCCAGTAAGGCTTATGCGGAGCGTCTGAGTGAAATCCAGGACGACCTACCCAAGAGTATTCGCAAGCTCTTGGAGGATGAGCACTGGAATGCGGAAGGTGTGTCGCTCCGCTTCGTGGACGACCACTTCTACATCGTGCCGGCCGAGGAAATCGCCTTTATGCTCACGGATGGCTATCACATTTTCATCCTCCGTTATACGCTGGACGACCAACCGGTGGTCGAGGCCCCAAGCGAAGAGGAGCAGGTTTACTTCCCGGCCGAAGACCTGCGTATCCTAGCGGACGAGTGGGATACCGAGGATGGGGTGTTCCATCGGTTGCTACTGAACAACGGCTACATCGTCAAGTTCAAGGTCAATGCCTTCCGCTGGTGGAAGGTCAAAGTGGAGGCGGAAGCCTAATGGTAAACAAGGCCGAACTTAACGAAATCAGGGCCAGACTCATGGTCATCGTCGGCCAGGCCCACAACATCAACCAGATGCTCGGTGATGTGAGTTGCCCTGCTGACCGCATCCCTTACATCGACATCAGCAGCAAGAATGTGTTGAAGGAACTTCAGCGGATGACGCATGTCCTTGCCTTGGGCGTCGAGCAGGAAAAGAACAAGGCATACCTTTCGTTCGCCGGCTAAGGAGGCCATCATGCTGTTGGAGTGTGCAATCGGTGACGCATTTGGAGCGGGATACGAATACAACGACGAAGCTCTGCACAAATGGGGTGGCAATTTTGAGTATGGCTACGTCCAGCACGGTAAGCACAAGGGCATCAAGCCCGGCATGTACACCGACGACACCCAGATGTCCATCGCCGTAGCTGAGGCCATCGTCTCGGGCGACGAGTGGACGCCTCAGAATATCGTCAAGCACTTTCTGGCGGTGTTCCTGCGTGACCCCCGTGACGGCTACTCCCGTGCTTTTCAGGGGTTCCTGGAGAACAAGGATAATCAGACGCCGGACGGGTTCCTGGCCAATATCAAGCCGGACTCGGAAAAGTCCGGGGCGGCGATGCGAGTCGGCCCGGTCGGCGTGTTTGCAAACAGCATCGCTCAGTGCAAGGAAATGGCCACAATTCAGGCCGAGATCACACACAAGACCAAAAAGGGCGTGGACGCTGCCGTGGCTGCGGCTCTCATGGGCCTGTTTTTCCATCAGACGATGGAGCCGAAGCACTGGTTGCCTGCATACCTTAACGGCCATGTGCCAGGCTACAACTGGCGGGAGGCGTGGCGTGGCAAGGTGGGTGTTGAAGGCATCCAGTGTGTCCACGCAGCCATGACGGCGATCATGGAGCACAACAACCAGGCCGACATGCTACGATGGATTGTCAATTTGCGTGGCGACGTGGACACGGTGGCAGCGATTGCCCTGTCGGCAGTATCGGAGCCGTTCATGCGGCGGAACGACATCCGACAAAATTTACCGCAGACGTTAATAGATAATCTTGAAAATGGGGACTTCGGTCGGGACTATATCATCGACCTCGACAAGAGTCTCCTTGAAGCCACACGGGCGAACCAAAGGCCAAATTAACGCCACTCCATCGTAGGAGTATGGCACAGGAGGCAGTGGTCGGCGGGATCGCCGGTAGTGAGCGGGGATTAGCCCCGCAGACTTTCAACTGCCTCCAACGCCGGCATGGTGAAACGGAAGACACGCCTGCCTCAAGAGCAGGTGTCCGAAAGGACGTGGGGGTTCAAGTCCCTCTGCCGGTATTTATGTCCGACCACGAGGAAGAACTGGTGAAGCAACAAGTCATGCAGGAATGCAAAGAGGAGTTGTATTCTCTTCTTGCGGAGGTTTGGGATGAATATGAAGACACCACCCTTGGCAAGTGGCTCAGCAACATGGTAGCTAGGATCAAGGGTGATGAGGAACTGAAGAATGAAGACCTTGGAATTTGAGGGACGCAAGCTCATAGCGTTGGAACACGAAGATTTCCTCAACTGGCACATCCCCATCAAAGGGGCTATCATCGACGTGCTGTTGGTTCCAAGGGAGCATATGAAGTCATTCAGGGATACTGAGCTTTTTCAGTGCATCTGGCCGTGCATCAACGACAACACCAGGATCGTTTACTGTTAACTTAAGACGTTCACAGGGCCTTCGTCATGAAATGGACCTTGCAAGACCGTGGCTTTCTGCCCAATAAAGACCCACTGGAAGCCATCCGGGTGCGTGAGTTCGCCTATCTGGAGCAACTGTGTCGTGATCTCCCCGACCTCGTGGACGAGGGCCGACTCCAGGAGTACATCACCACCCACCCGATCTTCGACAAGCACTTTAGCCTTACCGAGTTCATCGACTGCGAGAATGACATGGCGGTGGAGCGGGCTTTTATGCTCTTCTCCTACATCGCCAGTGCTGTGATCCATGCCAGGGATTACCGTGGCAAGGTACAGAAGTCGATCCCCTACTACATCGCTCAACCCCTTGTGCGGCTGGCGAAGGCAGTTGGTCGTCCGCCCATCCTGTCGTATGCCTCTTACTGCTTGCACAACTGGAAGCGGATCGACCAGAACGGCCCCATTGAACTCGGCAACATCGAGCTTCTTCAGAACTTCACCCGAAAGGCCAAGAAGGACGAGGATTGGTTCATCCTGGTTCATGTTGACATTGAGGCCAGGGCAGCGGAGGCGTTGCAGGCCATCGCAGAGTACAAGGGCTATGAAGTGTACAAGTCGAGCGTCCAGCAACCGGCTCTTGAGCGTGTCCACAAGAGTCTAGTAGCCATGAATGCGACCCTGGCCAGGATGCCGGAAGGGTGCAGCCCGGATGTGTACTACTCTCAGGTCCGCCCCTATATCTTCGGCTTCACCGATGTCGTGTATGAGGGCTGCTTTGATAATGAGCCGCAGAACTACCGTGGCGAGACTGGTGCCCAGAGCAGCATTGTGCCAAGCCTACTGAAGTTCCTTGGCATCAAGCATGAAGACTCGATGTTGACGCACCACCTGGACGAGATGCGGGACTACATGCCGCCTGAGCACCTGGCCTACATGGACGGCATCACCGGCGTCCGACACTACATCATACACAACCATGAACAAAAGCCGGGGTCGGGAGCAGTCAAAAACACAATCGAGGCGTACAACGCTTGCGTGGAGGAGCTTATCAAATTCCGTCAGCAGCACTTCGACTACGCCGTGAATTACATCCAGAAGCGAGTCGATAACCCGACCGGCACTGGCGGTACGCCGTACATCAAGTGGCTCGGCCAACTGATTGAGGAGACAAAGAGTCACCTGATTCAAAGTGGGGCTGCGATACCGGAAAGGCAGTTGTCATAACATGAAAGACCGCCCAAACCTGTTTGCCACTGTCGCCAGGTTCTTCAAAAAAAAGGACGACGACTTGTGGGAGTTTGACCTCCCTGCGGCCTACGAAGAAGTCCGCCGCAGGGCCTACCTCAAGTGGGAGGCTGCCGGCAAGCCGGATGGCAAGGACGTTGAGTTCTGGCTCGAAGCAGAACAAGAGGTCAGTGAAATGGCAAGAGATATTGACCAGATTTGGTTCACAGACCCATAATTGCGAGGGCAGGACAATGAAAACGTCTTCGACTGCACGAAAGACCAAGGCGGCAACCAAGAAGGCAACCCCAAAGAAGACGGCCACACTACGCAAGAGCAAGACGGCACTCAAACCGGCTCCGACACGAAGGGCCAAAGTGTTTGCGATGCTCATTTCGCCCGTGAAGGCACGAAAGAGCGGAACCGTTAAGAAACCCACGACTACACGAAAGGGTGGAGCGATGAAGATCGAAACGGTGAAGTGGAAGTGGGCCGATGCCGTCCAGAACAAGGAGGTCTACCGTGACGACGAGTTCGTGCGGACAAAGACCAAGGAGGAGGCCCTCCTGGCGATTGACTTCCTCATGAACCAGGCGAAAGGCATGACCTACACGATCACCGTTTTCCGGGACGGCGAGTATTTCACCTACTTCCGGCACTCGATGCCGTGCTGGGGCGGTCTGGTCAAGTACAGGGACTCGCATGGCGAGCGGTATTTCATGAACCCCTATTTCCCGAGGGACATCAGGGTGGCGTACCCGGAAGGCGATAATGTCTACATCGCCTGCCACCGTATGGGGCTGAAGGCCAGCCTCGAAAGCGATTACATGAAGTTCATCTTGTCCCAGGAGTCGCCGTGGGTGTCGGCATTTGGGCACAGGGATACAATTATCTTCAAGGACAACTACTTCGTTCTGACCAACATGAACACCGACCCAACGGTGTTGTACTCCATCCTACGGCTGGGCCAGTTCGGATATAACGGCCAGGGCACGACTAGCAAATTTCACCCGAAGGCGTATATTCTGGGGTTCATGACGAGCCAAGCTGACCCTCGCCGGTTGGCTGGGCAGAAGCCCATCCGCATTTCTGGCGGCATGTGGTCGGAAGGGTACGGCTACACCCGGCCCTACAATGAGTCGATCTTCAAGACCTCGCTGCCACACAAGCTCAAGGACTTTGGCGGTTTGGCTGGCTACCCCCAGGCCCCATACACGAACACTTACTTTGTCAACACGATGAAGAGCGAGTTTGGGGTTGATGTGACCAAGTTTAATTACTCGCTTACGATTACTCCCAAGGACGAGGAAAAGCTCCTCACGGCATGGGATTACTTCAAGGAAAAGGCGAAGGAGTTGGACGAATAGTGAAGTGGTGCTCGAAATGCAAGCATCAAAAGCCGCTCAAGGAGTTCGCCACACTGCTCTCGGCAGTAGAGTATTTGCGAAAGTGGGAGAAGGCACATGAATCTTGTATTTGAAACGGCGTTCACGGTCATGCCTGACCAGTGCAATTTTCAATATCCCATGATCTTTGGTGGTGCGTTTTTCAGCGAGCTTGACAAGGCTGCCGCCTGCTGTGCCTACAGGCTTCTCCATGACTCCGAATGTGACTCAGCGGTTACTTACAAGTACGAGGGCACTTTTCATGGAGCCGCCGAAGCGGGTGACATCATTTTTCTCCGAGCGGAGATTAAAGAACTTCGTCGCAATGCAATTGTGATTGAAGTTAAGGCTTATCGTGAGCACCGTGCCAAGGCCGGCAAGGACCACATCGCTGATGCTCGTTTTGTCTTCGTATCAAAGAAAGATGGACGTTATCACCCGCACGGCCTCAGTTTGCCGAAGTGAAATTCGTCTCCAGCGGGTATAGATACTCCGTTATGGAGATGAGTTTCCGTGAGTTCTTAGCTGGTGGTGCAACAAGCAGCTACGACGTAGCCCCGCAAAGTTGGCGGATGCAGAAGGATCAGGTCATGCAATACTGGCAGTCCCTCCGTCCAGGGCCTATTCAGTTTGATCCGATCCAGCCCGGCAAGAAAGGCTCTACTTTTGGCGAAGACGGCCTCCGCATCACCGGTAGCCGCACTTTTATCGACTCGATCCTGGCACGTCTCAAGGATATGATGCAATACGAGAACCCTCATACTAAGTTAAATGTCGTCTACCGACAGGTACAGTATAAGGGCAGCCAGCTTCCAGAGAAGAATACGTCGTTCGTTTTCTACGCCCAAGCTAAGACCAGAGAGAAGCCTAAGCCCAAGAACCCAAGTATGGGAACAGATAATGGGCCGAGTATCGTATAATCCACCGCCACCCCAGGAGCAACCGCTTCCGCCGCCAGCACCACATATCGAAGAGAAGAAACCGGAAAAACCACTTCCGACCATGCCGGAACCACCCGTTGGGGTCCACAACCTCGGTGGCGAAGTCAAAGAGCCAGTTGTGGTGATGCGAAAGATTTCTCCACCTATCATTGTCCACACCGACATGGCTAACATGGTGACGGTCACGGAAGTTCAAGTTGATCCCAAGCTCGAAGCCTCTCTGCCACCGGTAATCAAGATCGAGCCGGCCAACATCCCTAGCATCATCGGGCCGTTTGTCGTGCCCGAGCGAGTTGCCGAGAGCATTCTGCTGCCACCGATAATTGCCGTGCAGCCACAAGTCCCGGTCGAGGTCAAGCTACCAGTTCCGATCATACCTTGCCTGCCAGACAAGTCAGAGGCATTGCCAGAACTGCCCAAGCCTGTTAAACAGGAAGAGACTTTAGGGACGAAACTTGTCCCAGGGCAGGTCGTGGACGCAGACAAACTGCCGCCACCGGCTAGGCCGTGGAATCCCGACCCTAAAAATAAGCATCTGGTGTGGTTCGATACCAAGTGGCGATCAGACGGCGAGTACGAGTTGGTGAACTACTGTTTGTTCCCAATGCACATGGAACTTGAATTACGCAGGTTGTAAAATGAAAGTTCTGATCCTGGGCGGCGACAGTATGTTGGCCTACGCCTTACGCCAAGTATTTTCCTTCGAGACGATGGTGGCGTTCTCCCGCAAGACGTGCGACATCACCAACCCAACCCAGGTCAACTGCCACATCGCCAACCTTCGACCAGACATTGTAATCAATTGTGCCGCCTACACGGACGTAGACTTGGCACAACATCACCCCAATATGTGTGAGTGCATCAACGCCGACGCCATACGGACCTTGGCTTCCTCATGCAAGAAGTACGATGCCAGAATCGTGCATTTTTCGACGGAAATGGTCTTCGGGCAGGAGGATGAAAATGGCTACGACGAAGGCCGGGAGCCGGTTCGGCCAGTCAACGTCTACGGCCAAACTAAGTTAGTTGGCGAGCGATACCTTCGGCAGAGTTGGAATAAACACTGGATCGTCCGCACGTCTTGGCTTTTTGGGCCTGGCGGCAGGCGAGCCAACTTCATCGACAAGGTTCTGGATCGGGCCAGGCACGACGATGAGATTGATGTCGTCAATGACGTGCGAGCCTGCCCGACTTATAGCTTCGACCTGGCTCGTGCCGTGTATGACCTCGTGCGTGAACCGGCCGATTTCGGAACCTATCACCTGACCAACCACGGATCGGCCACCAAGTCACAGTGGGCCAGGGAGATCATCGACTTTACGGTGGGCGACTGCCGTGTGAACGAGTTGTCAAGCAAGAACTTCATGACGCTGGCCAAACGGCCCCATCACGGCGTCCTCATCAACAACAAACGACCTCCGCTGCGGTCGTGGATCGAAGGGATGGAAGAATACCTGATCGGCATTGGAGAATTGTTCCGCCACCGCTAAATAAGTGTATGATAACCGTAGTAGCATCGGGCGGATTCGACCCCCTTCATGTCGGACATATTGAGTATCTCCAGCAGGCTAGGGCCTTGGGCGACCGGCTCGTGGTCATCGTCAACAGTGACGAATTCTTGGTCACGAAAAAAGGGTACGCCTTTATGCCGCAAAAAGAACGGCTCAAGATCATCGAGGCCCTGAAGGGCGTTGATTTTGTCGTGGCCTGTATGGACAAGGATCATACCGTATGCGAAACGCTCAAATGGCTCTCAGGCGTCAAAAGCAGTTGGAAGCCAGATATTTTTGCCAAGGGCGGCGACCGCACTGCCGATAATATCCCGGAGAAGAAGGTTTGCGATGAACTCGGCATCAAGATCGTGGACGGCCTCGGCAAGAAAATCCAGTCCTCATCCGAACTGGTGAAAAAGATGCCAGAGGAGGCCCAGAAAGAAATTCTGAAAGAAATTCCGAAAGAAGTGAAGAAATAAATACCGGTTGACGACTATATATACGTCAGATATGTTTGCCGTCATGGTGATGGCAGCCAGAATCGAAACCAAATAGAACAGGAGTTCTAAGTTCAATGTCTTCCATGCGACCGACTACTGGTATGCAGCACAAATGGCAGGGCCAAGTCCATGCCAAGCCGCAGACGGTACGTCCAGTCGCAGCCAAGCCCGAACAGGGAAATAACATTGATACGAGATAACTCCTGAAACCGAAATGCCGGTTTCAGGGTCAACCTGAGCCGGTTCATAGGAACACCATAGGCCGCTCAGGTTCACCAGGGAACTTGAAGCGGTTTTTTCGTTTTATGGGGTGAACTATGTTGGTGGCCGTGTGTCCTTCTTGTGGTAGTGAGTCGGTGTCCTGGAGGGGCAGCTACCACGAGTGCAAGAAGTGCAAGGCGTGGCACCACTACAACCCCTGTTTCATGTGCGGTCATCCCGAGACTGTGTACCACGAGAGTTGGGCACGGTGCTGTGACTGCGAGTGGAGTGGCGACCCGTATGACCTGATGGAATGGGACAACGGGGAGCCGGACCCGAATTCTGATTTGGAGTAGATGATGGCAAAAATGTTCCGAAGGGAACGGTTCAGCATCTTCAAGGCTGAGGGGGCCGACCGCAAGAAGGCAATCTTCGAGCGGATGTGCCGAGCAAAGCTGGAAGGCGAACTGACGCTCGAAGGCGACGTGTTCTACCTCGACGGCCACGAGATATTCAGGCCCGCAGAGGGGACACGACGGGAATGGCAGAAGTGGCACCAGTTGTGGGTCGAATTGGACGACTCGCCCTATGTCCTCGACGGAGCCGCCCGGTCGTATCGCTCCAAGAAGAATTGGGGCTACGGCAGCAAGTCAACTTGGAAGAGTAGCAGACGCTTCCCCTTCTGCCACTCAGCCGAGCGTCGGAGGGAACAAATGGCACGGGATCGTGCCGAAAAGGGGAAGGGATAAGACTTATGCGGTCGGGGGCCAAAAGCCCACCGGGTCAGTGGCCCCTCACGGGGACTGGAAACCACGCAAACGACTCGGTTGTTCCAGCACTGGCCGCTCCAAACTGCTGACGAGGTTTTGGAGTCCATGACTATGTTAGAGCATGGCTACAGCAGAATGGAAACAGGCGAACCTCGACAAATGCCGTGAGTATCGGCGTCGGTGGTATGCCAATAACAAGGACCGAGCGAAAAGCAAGGTCAAGGAACGAAAAACTGAGCTACGAGAGTGGCTCGCTGACTACAAGTCAGTGTTGAAGTGTTCTCGATGCGGTGAAGATCACCAAGCCTGCTTGGAGTTTCACCACGATGATCCAAGTCATAAGGATAGGGCACTCTCCAAAGTGGCGTCCTATGGATGGAGCAGAGAAAGGATACTTCAAGAAATAGCCAAGTGTATCATCTTGTGTTCTAACTGTCACAAGAAGTTGCATTGGGAAGAAATACACAGGTCCGTAGTGTAACGGCAGCACGACAAGCTCCAACCTTGTCAGTCAGGGTTCAAATCCTTGCGGACCTGCTTAGGCCAGAGAGGTATTGGTGTAAAAGGCAGATTCAGTCTCGGGAGAGCACATAAGTCCTTTAGCACAACTGGCGATGTTTACACGAGGTAGACCATCATGGAAGTTAAGGTCGGTGAGTTCTGGAAGTACAAGAAGTACGAAGACCCGATGTTTTCGACCGTGGCGGGTTTGGTAAAGGAGATTAACTGGCAAGCCGGCACGGCACTCCTGTTCTGGGATGGCTGGGGCTTCGCCTGGTGTGAGTTGGAATACTTGGAGAAGTAATCGGGGGGTGGACCAGCTTGGAGTGGTCGTCTGCCTTGGAAGCAGAAGAACGGAGGTTCAAATCCTCCTCCCCCGACTGAGAGTTTGGCGACGGTTCTCTGCCGATTTAACACGGCATCCCAAAACCGAAGAAACCGGGATGTGGACCAGCTTGGAGTGGTCGCCAGTTTCGGATACTGGAGAACGCAGGTTCAACTCCTGCCATCCCGACTTTCGGAGTGGAGCAGCAGTAGCTCGGGAGCCTCATAAGTTCCAGGTCGCAGGTGCGAATCCTGCCTCCGAGACTTGACAACCCCCCTCTGGGTGGGAAGTTCTTTGACAATTCGGTTATGGTCCAAAACTGTTGCGTGGTGTATCATGGGCAGCATAGCTCCCATTTGAGGGAGCAGGAGGTGGTTCGAGTCCCCCGCAGCAGCATTTTAGCCGTGTCGAATAATTGGTAATTCGCCTGCCTGTTAAGCAGGATATGAAGGTTCGAGTCCTTCCGTGGCTGCTCGCAGGATCGTTCAAAAGCCGCCTCCACCACCTGGCCTACTCGCCAGCATATGGGGGTGCAAGGATACCCCCGGCCGTAGGCCAGAACGCCAATGGAACATTGGGGGAGATACCGGGGTAGCTGTCCGGTTCCTGCAACCAATACGCCAGGGTAGCTTAAGCCGGATTGGGCCGGAATAGCACGCTGTCACTCACACATTAGACAGGACTGTGTGAACTAAAGCCCCGGTCTTATAAGCCGGGCGATGTGGGTTCGACTCCTACCCCTGGCACTTTGAAACATTGTAGACTGGTGTAATGGCAGCACGAGACGCTCTGAACGTCTTAGTTGGGGTTCGAGTCCCTGGTCTACAGCTTCTACGAATGCTGAAGCGGAGTACATGGTTTATTCAGTTCGACTCTGAACTCCTCCACTTACGGGGGAGAAAACTCTCTTCGATTTGGTCGTGGAAAACGCTCCTGTAGTGTAATGGAAGCACGACGTAAAAACGTCTTTCACCTTCTTGTCCGCTTGGAATGCCCTCGAAGGACTACAGCCTGTTAAGCCGTTAGAGCGGTGTTCAAATCCCGCCAGGGGCACTGAAAAAGTATTGAAGAAACGAGGCCCAACAGTCGATATGAACTATGTCACGAATTACTACCCGAAAGGGAAGACAGTGAAGAATAATCCTGTGTTGTTCATTGACGAGAAGTTGGACGAGTTGCGTGAATGCCTCCACAGTCTCAACTGCCCTATGGGGTTGAGCGAGGAGTCACACAACGAACAGATTTGGATCGCACACGAAGCGATTGACGCCATCCAAAAGGCGTTGAAGAAAGTCTGTCCGAAAGACAGATGACTGATGGTGGCTATGGTGTAAAGGTTGTTCACGCCAGACTGTGAATCTGGAGGTTCGGGTTCGATTCCCGATAGTCACCCTCTCTGAACTAAGCCTTCTCACACATCTGGGCGAGGGGAGGAGAATAAATTTATATGATTAGATGTGTGTGCCGGCCCGTAAGGTTTACCATGCCCCAGGACCGGCACGCATCGAGCCGTGGTGTACCGGTAGCACGTCTCTCTGATAAGGAGTAGGTAGTTGGTTCAATTCCAACCGGCTCGACTGGTTCTTCTGGTGAGGTCGTCTAAAAGTCCACCTTGGACGGTGGCATGGACTAAGATACCTGGGGTCCAACTCAGGGGATGTAGGTTCGACTCCTACCTCTCACCGCTCTCGGGACTGTAAGGCTTAACAGGAGAAAGCCACCCCACCTAAGAGGGGCAAAATGCTCGGTTCGAGTCCGGCCAGTTCCACTTAACGCCTCGCACGCTTCAATGGAGAGGCACCAGGCTCTTAACCTGGACGTGCAGGGTTCAATCCCCTGGCGAGGCACTTGTGCGGATGTTTGTAGGAGTACATGACTTTTAATCATCGAACCTCTTACTTTTTTCTTGTCGCACATATTTGCGGGATACGCATTGCGGCTGTTGCACCTGCCTTCCAAGCAGGATTTAGATGGGTTCGACTCCCATATCCCGCTCTGTTCTAACAAAGGTGGTGTTCATGTGTTTGATGGCCCGAGGAATTAGGCGAGCGGATGACAACCGTGAGGTAGCCAAGAAGCTGCACAAGTGGTTTTGTCAGAAGAAGGACTGTGAGTTCAACTCGTTTCCCCTCGGAAATGAACATCTCACTCGCTATTTTAGAACGGCGAACGAGATCATGAGCATCCTCGAAGGAGAACCTGGCAAGGATTACGTCGGCCTGACGGCGACGAAGAAAGCCAAATTGATCGCCAAGGCGATCAGAAACTTACTCAAGGGAGAAGTCGTATGACTTTTGACGAATTGGCGGAACGGATTGCCCAGATGACCCCGGAAGAACGAAGCAAGCCCGTCTTGGGCTTTGACGACGAGGCCGGCGAGTTCGTGGAGGTCGTGGAGCTTGTTCGTGCCGAAGACTTCGGTGATGGCGAAGAAGAAATCGACCACAACCAGTGGGTCTTGGACTACGGCGTAGCCGATTACGAGTTCGATGACTCCATCGAAGAGTTTTAACAAGGAGCAAGCGATGAAACATAAACGTCCAACATACCAAGACACAAGTTGATATGCCCCGCAGGTGTTAGAGGCAGCATTTCCCGCTTTTAACGGGTAGGGTCAGAGTTCGAGTCTCTGGCGGGGTACTTATATGAAGAAAACAGCACAGTATCGAAGGATCATCGAGGCCCTCGAAAAACAACTACTCGGCGGCAACTACCGGGAGTATAGTTGTGGGAACACGACGACGTTAAGGGTTAAAGACCCCTACCGCTGTATGGAAATCCTGAAGAGGTTCCACAAGATCAAAAATGGCCTGCAAGCGTAAGTGGTGACGTACCTGGCTCTTAACCAGGAGAACAGAGTTCAACTCTCTGGCAGGCCACTGATATGAAAGACTACATAGGATATGCCTGGATCGAGGTTCCCAGGTACAAGATGGACCCCAACAAGAGTTGGGAAGAGCGATACAAAGACCTTGAGCGACATCACGTCGAGGAGACGAACTTCCTCATCAACGAGGTAAGGAAGTTGGCGGCACGCCTTGCTGGCGGGCCTGACCTCGATAAGCAAGTCGCTGATGACGAAGATGAAGACCGGCTCCCTGCGGAGTGCTGGTACTGAGAAACAAACGCCGGTGTGGAGTAGTGGTTCTCCATCGTCCCTCATAAAGACGACCATGCGGGTTCGACTCCCGCTGCCGGTACTTTTGCCACCGTCGTTCAATGGATAGGACACGGGCCTCCGAAGCCCGTAATGTGAGTTCGACTCTCACCGGTGACATTTACGGCCTAAAGTCGCAACGGCTTGAAGCCGATGTAGTTATTGGAGAGTGGAGCAGTCTGGTAGCTCGTGAGGCTCATAACCTCAAGGCCGTAGGTTCAAATCCTACCTCTCCGACTCAATGAGAAGTATTCGGTCTTGTGCTGCAACGCAGGATCGAGGAAAACACTTCTCGTGCCAACGGTAGGTACATTTCTTCTGGGGCCTACTTTTGGCACACATGGCGGGGCCGGTGAACGGTTCAGACCGAGGCTCATAACCCAACCGGCCTCGCCTCCAAAACACGGCGGGAAAGAAGATAACCAGTGGCCGTTAACCACAAGTGGACTTCTTTCCCGCCACCAACATGCTGTGCGGCTGTAGCATAATTGGCAATGCACTTGGTTCCCAACCAAGATATTGCCGGTTCAAGTCCGGTCAGCCGCTCTCGGTTGTTTTTGTACGAAACGAAGTTCCTCACTGGTGGAGCAATGGTCGTGGAAACAAAAGAGCCAAAAGCGTATCCCTCGGGACATTCCCAATATCGCCCAGGGGAAAAGGTTCCATATTACGGGCCTGGCTACTACAGCCAGCACAGCCAAGGCTACCTCCAGATGAGTCATATGACCAAGCCTGAGCGGTTCCCGCTCATCTTTGACAGTGCCAAGCAGTTCCAACCGGACGCCAAGCGGGTCTTGTCCTTCGGCTGTTCGACGGGCGAAGAAGCCTTCGCCCTGGCCAAGCGGTTCCCAGACGCCGAGATCGTGGGCGTGGACATCGACTACTACTCGATTCAACAGGCCCGCAAGCACAACAAGGACAAGGACCGCATCTTCTTCCACACGGAATTGGGTGCTACCGGCAAGTACGACGTTATCACCTGCCTGATGGTGCTGTTCCAGATGGACAGCCCCATCAAGTTCAAGCCGTGGGACGACGTACTCTGCCTTCTGAACAAGCACTTGAACCTGGAAGGCGTACTGATGCTCTACACGAGCGAGTACAACTTCTTGCAGTCTTCGGTGGCCGTGAACTTCGACGTGATCCGGGATTGGACCAGGCAGCACAACCGCAACGAGAAGGAATACTTCTGCGGCTACTACCGCAAGAAACGTGACCTGGAAATCAAGCGGGTCGCCCCTCCCAAGGAGCCTGAGAAGCCACAAGAGGAGAAGGCCGAGAAGGACGACAACATCATCCCTATGGCCAGGCCGACCTTCCACGGTCCTCACCGCCGCTCCTACGGCCGTGACCGTGACAACGACTGCGACTACCCCGAACAATCCTACTACGATTTCGGGTAAGCTGGGACTCCCGATTTACTAAGGAAAAAGACCCGGCGAGCCGATAGATACTATGACATGACTACCTATGACCGCCTGTTCGGGCTGTACAACGTAGTCAAAACCTTCATCGCTTGCGTGATCGTGGCGATGGGGCCGAGTCATCCAACTGTGGACACCAGCCGCCCAGGGGACTGGAAAGTTCCGGTGCAGCAGTCGGAAAGCTCGGACAATGCACTCGAAGCCGCCAAGGGACTTCTGCGACTTCGATATGAACAGATGCCTGAACAGGCTTTGAAGCCGAAGGAAGAATTGCCAAATGGAGTCCCGTACAACCATCAGTATGTGGTGACGAAAGTAGTGTAAAACGGATTGTCAAGGGTTGCTTCGGCAGCCCTGTTGTTTGCGGCTGTAACTCAGTTGGTAGAGTGTGACGTTGCCAACGTCAATGTCGTCGGTTCGAGTCCGATCAGCCGCTCTCGTGTCATTTATCACATAACTCCCGCAACTATAAGGATAATCAAATGAATGATCTAATGCCCTTGGGCGAGCTTCGGCCTGCGGGGAGTGAGAATTCTTTGGTCGTGACGGACAAAAAGAAGGGCGACCTTGCCCCGCACATGATGGGGGTGAAGGGTCTGATGACCAGGCCGGCAGGCGGCACGGTGCTGCGTGTCAGGCGTCGGGAAATCACGATTGCCGACAAAAAGTACGAGGCCGACCCTCATGATCTCATCACCATGATCCGCACGGTGACGCAGCAGATCGGGGACTACAAGCAGCAGGACAACCTGCTTGCCAAATACATGATGGACGCCCTGCGAAAAGCACGTTCCGCAATGGTGTCGGACCTCCAGAAGTTCGGCATCCATTGGGAGGTCGATAAGGCCACGGGCGAGTCAGTCTTCTGGATGTAATGGAGAAGACAATGAAGACGTTGATCGTGGTTTTCCTAGCCCTCTTGGCAATAAACCTTAGCGGCTGCGGAGTGTGGATGGCTGAAAGGGTTATGAACAACATGACGGACAACACCATCAAGCTCATGGAGGCTCAGGCCAAGATCGAGAGGGAGAAGCGTAAAGAGTCCTACACCATCGAGGGCGTGGTTGCCACGGTCAAGATGGGCGAGAAGGAAGTCCAAGACCTTGATCCCAAGAACATCAAGAAGAACAAGAGGGTAGAGGGCAACAAGGTCGAGGTCCAAGTTGAGCCTGGCCGCAAGACGATCAAGACTTGCATCGTGGTCTTTGAGGACGGCCGGGAGAAGGAGTTCAACAGCGTGCCTTCGATGCCGCTAACCAAGGGAATGTACTACATCATCACCTACAACGGCATGAATGAGATCACCCAGGTCCAGGCGAGGAAGCATGAATAACGGCTACGCCAATTTCTTCCTCGGAGTTGTTCTAGGCATAGTCGGCGGCTGTTTCGTGATGCAGAACTTCGTCTACGGGCTTCGGGATGTGCCCACACCGCCAGTCAGGCCCAAGGAATGCACGCCTAGCCAGCCCAGGATTGGCCCGGTGAGCCGGTGGCTCTATCCGGCGAACGCAGCCTGCTACCGCTGCGACACTACTTTCAACATCGTGGCCCCACGCAAGGTGCCATTCAACGAACGCCGCCAAGGCTGCTACGCCCTGTGCCGGCACTGTTGGGATGAAACGACCGTCGAGGAAAGGATCAAGTATTGGGAACAGGCCCACCGACGCTTCTGCTCCGAGGAGGAGTGGAAGATCATCGTGGACCACATTTGCAAGGAGAAGTGAGATGAGTAAGCCGAGTCCATCGCTCCCAGGCGGCATGTCCACAACGAATACGCCGCAGCCGGCTCCGCAGCCCAAGCCGCAAAAGCCGTAAACAATCAACCGCCGCCATCGTCTAATTGGATTAGGACTCCAGGTTCTCAGCCTGGCTATCGGGGTTCGAGTCCCCCTGGCGGCAGTGTCTTCTGTGAAGTTCTTTGGTGTAGTTGGCAGCACACCGTCGATTACGATGGGAGGCACGGGTTCGACCCCCGTAGGAACGACACTCAAGACAGACTCACACACAGCGGCAGTTAGTGACAATACTGCCGCATGTGCCCCGGTCTTCTAATGGTTCAGGAAAACGGCCTTTCAAGCCGTGAATAGGGGTTCGATTCCCCTTCGGGGTACTTCACAACACACTCACGAGGTTCAGATGGCGACAAGGAATTTCTGGGCGGACATTGAAGAGGTCGAGACGAAGGCAGAGGAGATCGTCAAGACAACGCTTGACGGCTACATCAAGAACCGGGACAAGTTCTTCAACCCACAGGCTTGTCATCAGAGCCTCTACAGCGACCTGATAATGGGATTGTTCCACAACGGATTGAGACACCGCTATGTGATCGCCTACGAGGTCAACCTCCAATTCACCAGGGAACAGCCAGCCGGTAGCCAGGAGTTTTTCATCCTGACACACTATGCTAACGTCAAGATAAGCGTTAGTTAAGGGAAATAGGATGATCGAGTTAGCCTTCGAGTTCAACAAAGCGAAGTCAGACGGGTCGTTTGAGTTCTACACCAACGACATCAATCGGCTTCCAAAAGGCCGAGTAGTTCGTATCTATGACATACATACTGGTAAAGGCCCGAAGCTCTTCTACGTTGAAAGCATCGGCGGGCTGGGTGCGGGTGGATACCTACACAGGCTCATGCCACTGCCGGGAGGAGATAAGGCTTAACGGGGCGTAGCTCAGCTTGGATTAGAGCGTCGGTTTTGGGAACCGAAGGCCGGAAGTTCAAATCTTCTCGCCCCGACTGGAGAGTATCATGTTAAACGACCGTGAGTTGGAATTGCTGGTGATTGCTGCCAGGTACGCTAAGAAGTACCGTGACTCCAATCCCGAGGTTGGCTTCGGCCCCAGCAACTACCGCATTGTCGAAGGGATATGTGAGGAACTGTCCTTTGCTGATACTATTGACGACGCCGACATTGCATGGGTGGCGTCAGAAATGTGAAACACATGGGGAGTATCTCTTGCAAAAGAGACTTGCCTTTTAGGATGATCGTAGGAGTACATCCCCACCAAACACGGAGAGCGATGAAGCGTAGCATCGAGAAGTTGTCACACTTCCAGTGTGGTGCGTGTAACAAGTGGTGGAGCGTCGGTGACGCCCCACAGGACAAGAAGGAGTGGTACTGCTGCTGGTGCGGCCACCACTGCAAAGAGGTCGAGGACATTCCCGAGGGCAAGTTCCCCGACGTTGAACAGTTCAAGAAGATGGCCGACGAGTTGCAGAGTGAGTTGGGAAAGCTCGCCAGCATGTTCGGCTTCGACCCCAACAACCCCAAGGCTTTCAATTGGGATTGGTTCAAGAAGAAGTAACATTCCCCGGTAGCTCAGAGGTAGAGCGGCTGCCTTTCACCAAGCAATGTTAAGCAGCGTGTCGAAGGTTCGATCCCTTCCTGGGGAGCTTGTTCGGTTGTGGAAGGTGCTGGGTACTGCCCGCAAGGGAAGAGTAGGTTCGATTCCTATTTTCATGACCGATCACGGCCCTGTCGTCTAATCTGGTCAGGACATCAGGCTCTCAACCTGAAAATGTGGGGTTCAAATCCCCCCAAAGTCACTTAAGGTTCCGTAGAGGAGATGGAGTCCTCGGATGGTTGTCAACCATCAGATCGTGGGTTCGAGTCCCATCGGGACCACTTTCCGAGACTTGTATTCAAGCCTCGGGGTGAAGGACGCCTACCAGAAGGTGTTCAGCCAAGAGTATGTCAACCCCCATGAGTCCAACATCAGGTTGGCCATGAGGAAGGTCGTTCAGTCCTGGCCGCTGGACCTCAGCCACGTCTTAGACCTGGCGGCTGGCAGCGGTGAGATAACGCTGGCCCTTATGGGCCTGGGCCACGACAACGTGGAGGCGACCGACCCGTTCACCCACGGCCTCTGCCTGCGGAGGACCGGTAAGCCCTGCCTGACGCACGGCTTCGAGGAGATCGCCCTGGGCCGCTTCCCGCCCAGACGATACTCCTCGGTGATATGCAGTTATGCACTGCACCTATTGGAGCCATCCTGGCTCCCCCAATTCTTGTGTGGCCTCGGTAATTTGACGGACACACTTTTAGTGTTGTCGCCGCTCAAACGTCCTGTTATAAGGCCGTCGTGGGGTTGGAGTTTGGATCACGAGAAGTGTTGCGAGAAAGTACACTGTCGCCTTTTTAGGAAGAAAACAAACGACCAGGAATAATACGAAAGTGAGGCGGCAATGCTTTCGGAGTTGTTTTGGAACAACAAGTGGCGAATTATCCTCACTTATTCGTTGCTCTTCGTAGAGTTCATTGTATTCGCCTTACTGCCATACTTGATGGGTCTGGCGGTTGATGGCATCCTGGCTGGCAACCACGAGCAGTTTAACTTTTGGATCGGCGTATCGTTGTTCGCCCTCGTGACAGGCTTTATACGCCGCCGCTATGACAGCCGGGCCTTCCTTTCCATCTGGTCTGCAAAGGCAACCCAGGTCATCAACGACCTGATCGCCAAAGATGTGGACAGGACTAAGATCGTCTCCCGGTCGTACATGGTGAAGGAGATTGCCAACTTCCTGGAGTTCACGATCCCATCGACGGTTTCCGCCATCGTGGACATAGCGGTGTCTCTCGTGATACTTTGGTTATTCCTGCCACTGGTGGGAATATGGATGGTGGGCCTGTTGCTTGCGGCCGTTGTATCGTGCTATATTTTTGCGATATACATCAACCGCATGGAGATTGCCTGTCAGCACGGCCGAGAAAAGATCGCTGACTCGATCATGAAGGATGACAAGGAAGGTGTGGCACAAGGGTATGACGATCAGCGGAAGATGTATGTCAAATACTCTGACCTCGACGCAACAAGTTGGGGCATTTTGGACATCATCGCTGGCATCGCCCAGGTCGTCGTGGTGATGAGTGTGGCGAACGCAGGGGCAACGGCGGGGGCGATCATGGCCAACCTGCTGTACTGTCAGAAGTTGTTTGAGAAATCGTGCTTCATCACGTTCTTCTTCAGGCACTACCAGCAGATCAATACCTGCACGGAGTTTCTGAACAGCGAAGAAGGAGCACAGTTGAAGAAGTGAGCGAATTTGGTCCCGTGGTGTAATCGGTTTAACACACTGCCCTGTCACGGCAGAGAGTGCGAGTTCGAGCCTCGTCGGGATCGTTTCTGTTTCCACAACCCCCTTACAGGAGAGAAAGAATGTTGAAGTACGCATTGGCTTTTTTGGCAGTCCTTGGCCTCACAGCCTCCACCGCCTTCGCCGGCACCCCACAGCATCGCCGGCCCAACGACCAGCCGGGCGTGAACAAGCCAGCCGTGGAGGGCAAGAAGGATCGTGACCACCACCGGCGTCCGCATCAGCGGCCTCATCGACCGGGCGTCAAGCGGATGGAGCATCGTGGCCATCATCACGCCCACAATTACCACCTACGGCACGGCCACAAGTTCGAGTTTGGCTACTTCTACAAGGGCCGGCACCATCATCACTGGTCCCATTCCAGGTGGCATCATCGGCTTCACTGTCAGGTGTATTTCGACGGCGGGCTGCGGTGCTGGTACTTCTACTGCCCCAGGACGAACTGCTACTACCCGCTGTCGTGCTGGCGTCACCACCACCACCGGCTACACAACCACTGGTGGCACAATCACAGGCGGTAAGCGTTAACCGGAGCCTGGCCGGTAAAACAGGCACAAGAGCGATTGGTCCAATTGGCTAAGACGCCAGCGTGACATGCTGGAAAGTGGGGGTTCGAGTCCCTCATCGCTCACTCATGGGCCATTGGTATAACCGGGAGTACACCTGTTTCGCAATCAGGAGGAGGGGGTTCAAGTCCCCCATGTGTCCACTATGACAATGACCACTAGGAACCTAATTTGGGGCGTCTTGCTTGGCTTTTTGAGCGGAGTGGCCGTTGGCATTGCCATCGGAAAAGTTTGGCACGACCGCTCCCACAATCACGAGCCACAGTTGAAGATTCAAGTACCTGGGTTCCAACTGGAAAGCAAGCAATAAGTCATTCACGCCGATAAGGGGCAAGCATTACGCTCCCATAGGGAGGACAGCATGTTCTACCGCTGGGTCCGTATCGTCGGTGTAGTGCCTGAGTGACCGCAAGGTAAACGGGCCGAATCCCAGCCGTGAATGACCCAATTTGGAGTAACAACTATGCCAACAGGGATACCAGTTCAAAAGCAGAAGCTCATCATGGCCGATTGCTACTACAAGTTCACGGACATGCTAGAGATAGCGTTGAAGGACAACTGGACGGTCGTACCAGGGACGCTGAATTTCTGGACGTGGTACAATGACAAGCAGGAGCGATGTCAGGAATTCTTGGTCATCGTTGAGAGATGAACTACTACCCCGTAGTGTAATCGCTGGCGGGAGTAACCATTCACGAACGTCGGACCAACGCAGCTTGCAAAACATGGCGAAGGCTTTTGGTAACAATCGCAAAAGCTCTAAAAACGTGAGCCGGGGGAAGGCCCGGACAGGCCAACTGTTAGTACCCATGTTTGAGCCAGTTGCCAGTAATCCGGCTAGTATGGGATGGCGGAACCGAACCAGTAGGTAGCACACAAACATAGCATTTGCGATTCGGAGTTTGTAGTCCAGGTTCGAGTCCTGGCGGGGTAATTACTACATAGCTTCATGCACGAAGCAAATCGAAAGGCTTGGCGGTACTTCAAAAACAAGTACCCCAACTATTTCCAAGGCCAAATCAGCGTTCTTGAAGTCGGCAGCTACGATGTCAACGGGACGGTTCGGGAGCATTTCGACGCTGCCAAGTACGTCGGTGTGGACTGGCGACCCGGCCCGTTGGTAGATGTTGTATGCTTGGCCCACGACATGGCCTTTGAGGAGAAGTTCAACACTGTTATTTCGGCCTCCATGCTCGAACATGACCCATACTGGCGTTTGAGCATCAAGGCGATGGTAGCCCAACTGAAGGACGACGGGGCGTTAATGCTTAGCTGGGGGGCGGCACTCAACCCGCCCCATGAACATGCCACCGCCCCGGACTGCAAATTCCACTGCCTTCCAGCCGAACTTGTCATCAATCTCCTCGGCAGCTTGGGCCTTCACGTCCATGAGTTCCACTACGAAATCAACATACCGGGCGTGGTCCGTGAAGACTGTGTGTGCGGAAGCGGCTGGGGCGAAGTTGTACTATTAGCGGTCAAGAACAGAACCAAGGCGGTTGGGGAACCACTTTTAGACGAACTCTTGAAAGAAGACATAGTTGGGCTTTCGATGGCATAACTTTTCCCTTCTCCCGGCTATATACTTGGCAAGGAGAAGGCCATGAAGCGATTTTTCGAGCTATGTGAAGACATTCAGCATGAAGCATTTTTGCCAGCCAGTATGCAGGCCCCGGTAAGGCCACCGGTCGCACCGGCTGCTCCAGCAGCAGAACCGGCACCGACGGTAAAGCCAGTTAGGGTTCCAGGCCCAAACAAATTGGATGTGTTGTTGCAGTCGCTCAAAGGCATTGAGGCAGAACTCAGCAAGAGGATTGGCGACCTGGAACAGACCATTCGCAAAATGCCGGCCCCGCCTTCGCCAGACCCGGACAGGCATCAAGAGCTTATGGGTCGGATGGGCGACCTGGGTACGAAACTTGGGGATATTGAGCGGCGTCTCGACAGTCCACCACAGCCACTCAGCCCAGACCAGGAAGATAGGGCTTATACGGCCATCAATATGCTCCAGGGCCTCGCTTACTACGGTCGGCAATACAACATGAAGTTGGTTCACTCGTTGAGCAACAAAGAAGTCCCGATGATGTCGCTTAAGACAGCAAAGGGTAAGAACATGCTCTTGAGTATGGCCAGTCGTGATCGCAGGTTCAAGTTGTTGTTCGACGGAGGCGAAGAAGAGTTCAATGTGGGAGACGTGGAGAGCGTGACAAATGCCATGAACGCCTTCTATGACACCCACAACATCAGCCCTAGCGACTATTTTACTAGAGACGCCCGCTTTAAGACCAAGCCGATGGGAACTCAGCACGGCAATGCCGAGCGGCCAATCCCGTTGTTCGGAGAACCTAAGAAGCGGCCCCAAAAGGGTGATGCCGAACGCCGCCGAGTTCAGCAGAAGATGGAACAAGAACGGATCGAAGCAGAGCGGAGGAAAAAGGCAGAGGAAGACTTCCGCAGACGTGCGGCAGCGGCCGGCGTCTTAGGCGGCGATGAGTCTGCTCCGGTTGAAAAGAAAGAGCACACTGATTGGCAAAGGCTCATGTTGAGGCTGACCGGTCTAGTCCCAGAAGAGAAATAAGCGGGTACGGCAACTAAATAATCTCATGAAGAAGTTCAGCGTGTGGTTAGCTGAGACAACTCAGCAGAAGAACAAGTTGGCGACTCTTGTCCAGCAGGGGGTTGGATCGGGCGACCGGGCTGCATGGGGGGCTTTGCTCGACATGCTCAAGCAAGGCGACGACCTCCACATCCAGTCTATCCGACAACTCGTCAGCGGCTACACCAAGCACGAGGGCAAACCGGGTGCGGCGGCTCGTTATGTGATGGACATGATTGATGAGATTGAGGGCAAAAACAGCGAGAAGCACTTTGGCGAAAAGGCCCAGGAAGCGGTCAACAACGTACAGGAAACGCTCTTCAAACTAGCCATTCCCACCAAGTATGCCGACGCACTATTGGACGTATTGGAGGCTGAGGCCAACAACCCAGCATTCATGATGCAAAGGAACTACGTCGGTGCAAACTTGTCTGGGAAGCTGATGAACAAAGTCATGCCGATCCTAGTACAGATAGCAGAATACCTGCTCTCTGCTTTTGATGAGAAGCACGCTAGGGACGCCATGATCGAAATCCTTGGAGATTTGACGTACTTCTCTGAGCATGTCCCAACTGTGCAAATGATTTTCAATCGAGCAAGACAGGGTTAGAAAAACGCCCCTGTATCGGCCCGGTCTTCTAAACCGGTTAACCGTAATTGGAATGTTGCAGGTTCGACTCCTGCCAGGGGTACTTAGGCTTCTGTGGTGAAATGGAAATCATCTTTCGCCTCGAACGAAAGGTTGTGGGTTCGACTCCTGCCAGAAGCATTATGACGGTCTGTAGAAAATGTAGTCTCGAAAAAGCACCCGAAGACTTCCCGTTCAGAATCAAGAAGAGGGGAATAAAAGGCACTACCTGCAAGAGTTGTCAAAAGGAAGTATCCAGGCGACATTATAAAGAAAATCGAAGTGCCTACCTTCGACGCAACCGAGCAGTTGCGGCAGAGATTATGGAGTGGCTTACAAATATGAAGGCCACGACGCCCTGTGCTGACTGTGGAGAAACACATCCACACTACGTTATGGAGTTCGACCATACACAAGGCGTAAAAGTTGCCTGCGTAACCAGCATGACAGCTAATGGCTGGAAGCAGGTAAAAGACGAACTTGCAAAGTGCGACATTGTTTGTTGTAACTGCCATGCCATCAGAACATGGCATCGCAAACAAACAAGTCTCATTTAATCAGAAAGGGCGGTGCTCCATGTCCGTGGTTCTGGGCTTTTACCAGGATGCGAATGGCGTGACCTTCCAGGTTGACGAGGTTGCATTTCACTCGGAAACTGGAGAAGAACTTGTATTACTGCACAAGGCGATCCGCCCGATCAAATCAGAAATTACTTATGGCAACACGAAGATGACAGTGCGAGGCCGCAAGGTCGTCGCCGTCCCTCGTGCGATCTTTGACAACAAATTCACGTTCTTAGGAGAGGACTGGTTCCCCTCCTGGTACGCAGACGATTTCGGTACTTTCTCATGA